GTGCCAACAAGCGCAATGCGAACGAGTATGCTCGCAAGCCAGAGAAGATCGCGAACTACGTCTACATGGACGAGTTCCGCTCGAAGGGTGGCGCTCTTGGCAACGTCCAAGAGGGCGACGGCTGGCGGTTTCGCGGTCGCGGCTTGAAGCAAGTGACAGGCCGCTCCAACTATACTACCTTTGGCAAGGCAATCGGCAAGACAGCCGAAGAGGCTGCTGAGTATCTGACGACAAAGGAAGGTGCGCTTGTCTCTGCGCTTTGGTTTTGGGACAGTCGCAAGTTGAACGAAGTGGCTGACACGGGCGACGTTGCGAAGGTCACGAAGATCATCAATGGCGGGGACATCGGCCTGCCGGATAGGAGAAAGCGTTATGATGAAGCTCTTGCGGTCCTTGCTGGGCAAAACCCCGCAGGGAATGATCGTGGAAGCGGTGGCGGGGAAGGTGATCGACAAGATCGAGGACAAGGTGGAGGAGGCGATCAAGGACAAAGTGGAGGATCTCAAGTCCTCCGCGTTGGAAGCCGTGGCGCAGAAGTCGCCGCTCTCCAAAAAGCCCTCGGTATCACAGCCGACGGCAGCTTCGGCCCCGGCACCGAAAAAGCCCTCCGCGCGTGGCAGCAAAGCCAAGGGCTGACACCTGACGGCGTTGCGGGCCCCAAGACGCTGGGCAAACTGCTCGGTTAAATGGGGCGCAATGCGCGCTTGTTTTCTTGGCCTTTGGTGGTCATAATGCGACCACCGGCGCATGCTGTATCAGCTGCTGATCATCTATGGAGTGGTCATGGCCTACAGTATGACATACGACAGCCTGCTGACGGACGTCCGTCGGTATCTTGAGCGGGGCTTCACCGCCGAGAGCGACCAGATCGTCTATGATCAGTTGCCGCGTCTGATCACTTTGGCCGAGCGCAGGATTGCGCGCGAGCTGAAGATCTCGGGCTTCATCCGCGCGGTGCAGACGCCGCTGCAGGTCGGTGTCGCGGTTTACCTCAAGCCGGATCGGTGGCGCGACACGATCAGCATGACGATCAACGGCTCGCCGATCTTCGCGCGCTCGTACGAGTATTGCCGCAAGTATTGGCCCGACGAGGCCGAGACGGGCACGCCGCAGTTCTACGCCGACTACGACTACCAGCACTGGTTGATCACGCCGTCCCCAGCGGCGGCCGACACGCTGGAAATCCTCTATTACGAGCAGCCGGCGCTGCTGGGCGATGATCTGCAGGTGAACTGGCTGACCGAGTACGCGCCCGATGTCCTGACCTATGCCACGCTGCTCGAGGCAACCCCGTTCCTGAAGAACGACGAGCGGATCCCGACTTGGCAGGCAATGTATGACCGCGCCGCGCAGGCCCTGAACGGCGAAGACCTGAAGCGCATTCTGGATCGGTCAGCGCAGAGGAGTGAGGCCTGATGCCCATCTACACCGATGTCTTCGGCGGCGCGAACATCTACCCGAGCGAGATCAGCTACAGCGCCATCGCCTTGTCGGCCGACGTCACCCTGAGCTGGCCGGAAGAGACCTCGACCAACACGAACCTCGCCACCCGCATCATCGACGTTACGCCTTCGGGTGCCGGCTTCAGCATCATCCTGCCCGATGCCGACAAGACCGGCACCGGCAACACGATCCTGTTCAACAACCGCGGCTCGGACACCTTCACGGTGCGCAACGCCGTCGGCACGCAGGTCGTCACGATCGCCGCCGGCACGCTGTGGCAGGTCTACGTCGCCAACAACTCGACGGCGGCCGGCACATGGCGTGCGCTGCAGTATGGCGCCACGACGTCGACGGCGAACGCCTCTGCGCTGGCTGGCACTGGCATCGTGGCCGTGGGCACGCTGCTCAGTCAGTCGGTGCCGATCGTCACCTTCAACAGCAACTACACGGCGGGCTCGAGCGACCGAGCCGAAATGTTCAACTGGACGGGCGGGGCGGGCACGCTGACGCTGCCGGACCCGGTGGTCGTGGGCAACAACTGGTTCATCTACCTGCGCAACAGCGGCAGCGGCAACATCGTGGCCGACGCCCCGGGCACGTCCGAGATCGACGGCAACTCGACGCTGGCCTTCCAGCCGGGCGAGTCTGCAATCATCGCGAGCGACGGCACCGACTACTACACGATCGGCTTCGGCCAGAACGCGACCTTCGCCTTCGACTACACCGTGATCGACGTTTCGGGGACGGGCGATTACACGCTGACGGGGACCGAACTCAACCGCATCGCCTACCGCTTCACGGGGACGTTGACGGGGAATCGGAACATCATCTGCCCGGCGACGGTGCAGCAGTATTGGGTCGACAACCAGACGACGGGGTCGTTCACCCTCGACGTGAAGGTGACGGGCGGCGGCGGCGTCACGGTCAACCAAGGTTCGCGCGCGATCCTCTACTCTGACGGCACCGACATGCTGGACGCCGACACGTCGACGGTGTCGATCCCGGTGCTGGTCAATCAGGGTGGCACGGGGGCGACGACGGCTAGCGGCGCTCGCATCAATCTGGGCGGCACGACGACCGGCATCGCGCTGTTCACGGCGGTTGACCAGAATGCCGCGTGGACTGCCCTCGGTGTCGCCCCCGCCGGCGTCGTGAACGGGGGCACATTCTGATGCCTGAGACGACCGTCGTCCTCCGCTCTCAGCCCGGCATCAAGCGGGACGGGACCGTCTTTGAGGGCGAAAACTACACCGACGGGCAGTGGGTGCGGTGGCAGCGTGGGCTGCCGCGGAAGATCGGCGGCTACCGCGCCACGCAGAAGTACCTGACCGAGATCAGCCGCGGCTTCACGAACTTCACGCAGCAAGGTTTCGTCTACTGCCACTCGGGCGGGGAAGCGGCGCTAGAGCGGTTCACGATGGATGGCTCGCTCAATGCGTCGATCGTGTCGGATCGGACGCCGGTGGCTGTCGAGTCGAGCTGCACAGTCACGTTGACGGGTGGCGCATCTGGTTCAGTGGACGACATCACCATCGACGGGGTGTCGATCCTGTCGGCGCCGGTGACTTTTAACACTGATCTCGACACGACGGCGGCCGACGTGGTGACGGACATCAACAGCGGCACCGGGTCGCACGGCTACACGGCGACGTCGACGGGCTCGGTGATCACTATCGAGGCCAACGTGTCGGAGGGCTCGCTGCCCAACGGCTTCGCGGTGGTCGTCACGACGACAACGATCACGACGACGAACACGGACATGGCCGGTGGCTCGTTCGCGCTGACGTCATCGCCCGAGAACATGTGGATGTTCGACTACCAGTACGAGAGCAGCGGCAACCAGAACTCCATCTTCGCCCATGTCGCGCCGAACCTTGAGTGCATCTGCAACGCGACGGGCGGCCAGATCTTCTACGGCGACGTGCTGGGCACCGATCCGCTGATCAGCATCAACCTGCCGCCGGATGCCAACGCGACGGGCGGCATCGTGTCGCTGCACCCCTACCTCATGTTCTACGGGACCGACGGCATCATCGGGTGGTCGGTGCCGGGCGAACCGACGGACTTCATCGACACCGGCAGCGGCGCCGGCTTGGCTCGCGTGTGGGGGCAGAAGATCATCAAGGGGCTGCCGCTGCGGGCGGGCTCTGGGTCGGCGCCGGCCGGCATCTTCTGGGCCTTCGACGCGGTGATCCGAGCAACATTCATCGGCAGCACGCAGGTCTTCCAGTTCGACGTGATCGCCACCGAGACGTCGATCATCTCGCCCACCAGCGTGATCGACTACGACGGGGTGTTCTTTTGGTGCGGCGTTGATCGGTTCCTGATGTTCAACGGGGTCGTGCGCGAAGTCCCGAACAACATGAACCTGAACTACTTCTTCGATGGGCTGAACCGGCGAGAGGCCAACAAGGTCTTTGCCTTCAAGGTGCCGCGGTATGGCGAGATCTGGTGGTGCTACCCTCGCGGTGACGCGACGGAATGCACCCATGCCGTGATTTTCAACGTGCGCGAGAACACTTGGTACGACACCGAGCTGCCGTTGAATGGGCGGTCGGCGGGGCAATACAGCAACAGCTTCCGCGCGCCGATGCTGACGGGTGCCGTCGGTTCGGGCGGCGACTATCGCGTCTGGGTGCATGAGCAGGGTGTCGACGAGATCGACGGGTCGAACATCAACCCGATCATCAGCTACTTCCAGACGGCCGATCTGTCGAGCCTTGTGCAGGGGCAGAACAAGGCGATCAGGATCACGCGCATCGAGCCTGACTTCGTGCAGAGCGGGCCGATGACGGTGCAGGTGACGGGTCGGGCCAACGCCCGGGCGCCCGAGGTGGTCAGCAGCATCTTCACCTTCCCCGAGCAGCCGCAGACGCCGCACGAGCAGATCGTGATGCTGAAGGAACAGCGGCGCGAGTTGCGGGTGCGGTTTGAGTCGAACGCGGTCTACGGCGACTACCAGATGGGTCAGATCATCGGTCACATCTCGACCGGGGACGGGACGGTGCTGGGATGAGCCTTCCACATGTGACTTTGCCGACGCGCATGGGTCTGGTAGACTGGGCCAATCAGGTGGCGCTTGATCTGGACAGTTTTGGCGCGTTCGGAAGGCTCGACGATCCGAACAACTGGCAGAACTGGGCGATGCAGTTCCTCAACAACACGTCGCTCGGGCGCAACTTTCCGAACCCGTACGACTTCACCGACTGGGAAGAATGGGCAGAGCGTTTCGTGCAGACGCTGTCTTGAGAGGGGACTGAGATGGACATCACACAGGCGGTGCAGGCGGCAAGCCAAGACCCTCGCTTTCAGGAGGCGATCGCGGCGGCGCGTGCGGAGCTGTCCGACGTCTCGCCCGAACAGGTGACCGAACTCATCGAGATGTTGGAGTTCGCGCTCCAGAACCCGCAGGCCTATCCCGAGGTGCGCGCGGCGGCCATCGCCGACGACATGGTCGACGAGACCGATCTGCCCGAGCAGTTCAATGCGGAGCTGCTGTCGGCGGTGCTGGTGGTGCTCTACGGCCTGCGCGACGGTGGCGGCGCAATGCAGCCCGGGATGATGCCGCCGCCCGAGATGGGCATGGGCGCTGGGATGCCGCCGCCTACCCGAGAGACCATTCCGCCGGAAATGGCGCAACAGCCCTTCATGATGATGGCTCGAGGCGGCTTGGCCGATCTGGCGAGGATGGGTCGGAACGGCGACACGATGCTGGCGCACATCACGCCGCGCGAGGCCGAGATCCTGCGCATGCGCGGCGGCGCCGGTACGATCAACCCGGTCACCGGGATGCCCGAGTTCTTCCTGAAGAAACTCTTCAAGGCGATCCTGCCCTTCGCCATCAACTTCATCGCCCCGGGGCTGGGGACTGCCATCGGCACGGCGCTGGGGGCTACGGGGGCCGCAGCGGCCGCTCTGGGCAGCGCGGTGATCGGCGGTGTGTCGTCGGGGCTGACGGGCGGGAACGTCCTGCAGGGCGCGCTCATGGGCGGGCTGGGCGGCGGTTTGGGTGGCATCGCCGGCGGCGCTGTCAGCAATGCCCTCGGGCTGGGTCTGGGGCCGATGGGGCAGTCGATCCTCGGCAGCGGTTTGGTAGGCGCAGGCGCAGGTCTGGCGACGGGTCAGGGCGCGCTAAAGGGGGCTTTGCAGGGCGTGGCGGGCGGCGCGCTGGGGCAGATGGCGGGCGGCATGCCCGGCGACACGGCATTCCAGCAGGCGCTGAAATCGGGCATCGGCACGTTCGGGCAGGGCATCACCGCTGGCTACGACCCGAAGACGGCGGCGGGCATGGGCGCGCTGACGGGACTGGCGGCTGGCATCCAGTACAAGCCGTCGCAGGTGGCTGTTGACAAGGTCAAGAGCGAGCCGAGCTTTTGGGAAAGGGCACTTTCAGGCGGCCCGCTCGACTCCACAAAGACTGGGACGACGGAGGGCAATTCGCCCTTCGGAACGCTGGGCAATCTGGCGATGGCTGGTTCGGTTCTCAGCGGGCTGGCCGGCGCGCCGCCGGAAGTGAAGCAGGCGGTGTCGGCATTGTCGCCGTCGCAGCAAGAGTACTTCAATCGGCCCACCGTGCAGTGGGACTGGAACCAGATGCAACGGGACGCGAGCGCGTCGGGCATGTCTCTCAGCCAGTACATGGCGCAGAACTGGGACAAGGTGTCGCGTGGGCAATATGCGATGGCTGGTCAGCCCGAGGTGGCGATGGCGATGGGCGGCCCGCTGGCGCAGGTTGCGCGTTTTGCCCGCGGGGCAGGATCCGGTCGCGACGATACGATCAACGCGCGCCTGTCGGACGGCGAGTATGTGATGGATGCCGAGACCGTGGCCATGCTGGGCGACGGCTCAAGCAAGGAGGGCGCGCGTCGGCTGGACCAGATGCGAGAGTCGCTGCGGTCTCACAAGGGCAAGGCGCTGGCCCGGGGCAAGTTCAGCCCTGACGCGAAGTCGCCGCTGGAATACATCAAGGGGATGGCGTCATGAGTCTCTTCCAAGGAACCCCGCAGACGGCGACGTCTTACACCCAGTCGGCTACCGAGACGCCGAAGTGGATGCAAGACGCCATCTACAACCAGATCCAGATCGCGCAGAACGTCGCGAACCGCCCCTACGAAGCCTACGAACTGCCGACGGTGGCCGAGCTGTCTCCCCTGCAACAGCAGGCCTACGCGAATGTCGTGTCCAATCAGGGTTTCTATAAACCCGCGATGACGGCTGCACAAACAGGGATGCAAGGGTTCAGCGGGCTGGGGACAGCTGGACAGCTGCGCGCGGATCAAGCTGCCGCGCTTCGTCCCGGCATGATCGACCCAAACCTGCAAGCCGGTCAACAGTTGTTTGGTCAAGCTGCTGGGATTGATGTCGCTGGCGCTGGTGCTGGTGCCTTTGGTGCTGCCGGCCGTCAGAATATGGTTGGCGCGGCAGATCCGTTTCTGATGGCTGCGGCGGGCATGAGCGGCACGGCGGCGGCACGTCCAACTCTAGACCGCGCGGCTCAGATGAGCGGTGTTGCTGCGGCTGATCCGCTTTTGACCCGCGCAACTCAGATGAGCGGTGTTGCTGCGGCTGATCCGCTTTTGACACGCGCTGCTCAGATGAGTGGTGTTCAAGCGGCACGACCCGCTATTGATCGATCAATGGCTCTTGATATGGTTTCGGCGGCCCAGCCCTATTTAACGAGGGCAGGGGGGATGGACATCGTCGGCGCGGCGCAACCCTACATGCAGCAGGCTGGCGCGACGACAGCAGAAGCTCTGTCTGAGCGGGCCTTGGCGGCTGCAAGCCCCTATCTTCAATCTGCGGCTCAGTCGACAGCAGAACGTGTCGGCGAATACATGTCGCCCTATCAGCAGGGTGTGCTCGACGTGATCGCCAAGCAAGGCGGCCGCAACCTGCGCGAGAACATCCTGCCCAACGTGTCCGACGCCTTCATCCGCGCCGGGCAGTTCGGATCCAGCCGCATGGGTGAGGCCGGCTCTCGTGCCATGAGGGACACGCAGGAGGCCATCCTGAACGCGCAGGCGCAAGCGGCGCAGCAGGGCTATGGTCAGGCTCTGCAAGCGGCTCAGGCCGATCTGGCGCGGCAGGCGGGGTTGGCGGGCACGGTGGGCTCAATCAGCGGTGCCGACCTGTCGCGCATCCTGTCGGGCGGAGCTCAATATGGCCAACTAGGGCAGACTGCTGGTCAACTCACTGGGCAGCAGATGGCGCAACTTGCCAACATCGGCCAAACGACTGGACAACTTACGGGCCAGCAAGCGCAAAACTTGCTTGCTGCTGGTCAAACTCTTGGCCAACTGACCACGCAAGAACAAGCTGCGCTTGCCAACATCGGGCAAATGAGAGGCCAACTGACCACGCAAGAACAAGCTGCGCTTGCCAACATCGGGCAGATGAGAGGCCAATTGACTGCGCAGGAGCAGGCCGCTCTGACCAACATTGGCCAGACTATGGGCCAACTGACAACGCAAGAGCAGGCAGCTCTCGCAAATATCGGGCAGACTCGTGGCCAACTGACGGGTCAACAGATGGCCAACCTGACCAATCTGGGTCAGGCACAGACAGGCGCTGCTGGTCAACAGGCCAACATTCTTGCCAACCTTGCGCAGGCGCAGACGCAAGCGGGTCAGGCGCAACAACAATTCGGTCTGGGGGCGGCGCAGGTATCGCAAGCGGCGCAGGCTCAGGACTATGCGCGGCAGATGTCGGCCCTGCAAAGCATGGCGCAGATGGCGCAGCAGGAACAGGGAATGCGTGCGGCTGATGTCGCGGCGCTTGAGGCCGCCGGCGCAGCGCAGCAGACGCAGGCGCAGCGTCAACTTGACGCAGCCGCCCGTCAATTCGAGGCCCAGCGTCTCTATCCCATGCAGCAGGCCGACTGGCTCAACGCGCAGATCCGCGGCATGGCACCGTTCTCGCCGCAGATGACAACATCGACCGGCACGTCGACGGGGGCGTCATATTCCCCGTCGCCGCTGTCGCAGTTGGCTTCGGCCTTCGGCGTCTACAAGGGCTTCCAGAACATCTAAGGGGCGGTCATGGGCTACGAACTGAAGAAGGTGATGGGCCTCTACGGGGTGCAGACCCCGTCGATGGCGCGCTATGCCGGTGTCGAGAAGCCTGCCGATGTGGCTGCGCTGGGCGACACGGCGACGGCCGAGCAGCGTGCTCAATACGCCAAGGACAAGGCCGCCTTCGACGAGCAGATGCGCCGCTACGACATCGACCAAGCCGCCTACAACCAGTACACCGGCGGTTACGGCCGCAATATCGGGATGGGCAACATCTACAATCAGGCCCAGTTCGGGTTCACCGGGCAGCAGCCTGCTTTCGAGACGTTGCAGGCGCCCGTCTACAGCACGCCGGCAGACGCGACCGCGGGCGGCACGGGAGCGGGCGGCACGGGAGCGGGCGGTTTCGACTACGACGCCTTCGCCAAGGCCAACCTGCCGACGTGGTTCCGTCCCGACGTCTACGCCAAGGCCGTCGAGGGGCTGCAGTCGGGCGTCAATTTCGGCGACTACGACATCACGGGCAAGGGCACGAAAGGCACGCTGGCCATCAACTACGGCGACTTCTCGATCCCGACCGGCTTCCGCGACAGCCGTGACATTCGCGCCCATGCCGACGCTCTGCGCGACATGTACAACATCTATACCACGCAGCAGTATGCCGAGGGCGGCGAGGTGCAGGCCTACCAGCAGGGCGGCAGGCAAGGCGACGGCATTACCATGCGCACGATCTACGATGATCGTGTGCTGGAGGGTGCGGCGGGTGCCATCGACAGGGCTCGCGCCGCCGAACGCGACGATACACCGATCACCATCGAAGACCCGTTCGCCCGCGAGAATGACCTGCGTGCGCTGCTGGAGGCCTACGCGCCGCAGACCGACTACAGCGGGCGGCTGGCCGAGGCCGAGGCCCGTCGCAAGGCCGAGTTCGACGCCTTCGCCAACATGATCGCCGGGCAGGCCGACCCCGAGGCCGAAAAGGCGTCGAAGGCCGAGATGTACTTCCGCCTCGCCGCCGCCTTCGGCTCGCCCACGAAGACGGGTGCCTTCGGCGAGAACCTCGCGCTGGCTGCGGGCGAGATGGCGGATGTGTCTGCCGGCCGCCGCAAGAGCCTCGCCGAGCGGGCCGCGCGTCAGGCTGACCTGCAGAAGCTCCGCTATCAAATGGCTGGCGAGGAAGTCAGCGCCCTGAGATCTGCGCAGGCTGCTGGCGAAACTGGGCAGCGCGCAATCGCTCAGAAGCTCGTCGAGGACTACATCGCCTCGGGCAAACCGCAGTCGGAAGCGGGCAAGATCGCGCGCGACATGGGCCTGCAGATGGGCACGCCCGAACACGCCGCTTTCGTCGAGGACTACACGAGGACGAAGATGGAAAAGGAACTGGCCGCGCTGCAAATCCAGCAGCAAGCGATCGGCCGCATGCCCACGGCGATGGTCAATCTCAAGGTCGAGACCGAGGACAAGGTCAACAATCTCACGCAAGCGATGGGCGCCCTTGAGGAAGCATACGCGCGCAATGCCAACAGCTACTCTGGCAGCGCCTTGGATCAGATGCAGTACGGCGCGCTTTCCATGCTGGGATCGGACGCGCCGAAAGTGATTAACACCCGCATAATCGAGAACTTGCTCGGCGAGCAGGCGCTTGGCCAGCTCAAGGCGACATTCGGCGCCGCGCCGACGGAAGGCGAGCGCAAGATCCTCATGGACCTGCAAGGCATCGGCGCGAAGAGCTTGGAAGAGCGCGGCGAGATCATGCTGCGCCTTTACCAGATCCTCCAACAGCGCCGTGATCGTGAGGCCGCGCGCTTGCAAGAGATCACGCAAGGAAGCTACGGTTTCTACGAGCCCTCAACACAAGGTGAGTGATCATGAGCGATGCATCACAGTTCATGCGCGGCCTGCTGGGACAGGGCCTTGGCTTGGGTTGGGGCGACGAGGCCGAAGCATACTTGCGCTCCAAGGGAGGCGAAGAGGCCTACCGGCAAGAGCTTGAGGACATCCGCCGGGGTTACGGGGAGTTCGCCCAGCGCCGACCCTACCTGTCGTTCGGCGCCGAGTTCGCGGGCGGCGCGCTGCCTGCCGTTGGGGCCGCCCTTGCCGCCCCCTTCACCGGCGGCGCGACTGCGCCCGCTGCGACGTCTACGCTGGGGCGCTTGGCTGCAAGCCCTGTGGGGCGAGGCGTCCTGTCTGGCATCCTGACGGGCGGCGTAGCCGGCGCCGGCGGAGCAGAAGAAGGCGAGCGTCTGCCCGGGGCAGCTCTGGGCGCCACGCTGGGCGCCGGCATGGGCGGGGTGACGCCTTTGGTCTTCAGGGGTGCTTCGAGCGCCGCCGACTGGCTGCGCGAGCGCATCGCACCCTCGCCCGAGACCGTCACCAGCGGGGCCGCCCGCCGCATCAGCAGGGCGCTCGGGCGCGCGGACGAAGGCAGGGGCATCTCGCCGCAGGAGGCCGCTCAGAGGCTCGCTGAGGACCGCGCGCAAGGCATCCCCTCGACGCTGGCCAATGTCGACCCTGCCGTCGCCAGTTTGGCCGAGACCGTTGCCCAACGCAGCGGTGCTAGTGCCAACATCGTCAAGGCGCAGTTGGGTCGGCAGATGGAAGATGTGCGCGAGCGCATCATGGGCCGCACGCAGGCAGGCCTCCGCGCCGGTCGCTATTACGACGAAGAGATGCAGATCGCCGGCGACCTGCGCGATCGGGCGAAGGATCTCTACGAGGACGCCTACGCATTCGGCACAGTCGAAGACCCGCGCGTTCTGGCGGCGCTGTCAAACCCGAAGTTCAAGGTGTTTTTCGACAAGGCCCGCGACATCGCCGACACCGAGAAACTGGCCGCCGGTCTCCGTGGCGAAGATCCGAGTAAGTACGAGCTCACCCCCATCTACACGATGGACGCGGCCGGCAACATCACCGAGACCGCTTTGCCCGACGTGCGCACGCTCGACTACATCAAGCGCGGCATCGACACCGTGATTGAGCGGGGCTTCGAGGGCGAGGGCATCAGCAAGGCCGAGGCCAAGGGGTTGAAGGATCTGCGCAAGGTGTTCGTCGAGGCGATCGACGAAGCCACTGTCGACCCGGCCACGGGCGTGTCGGCCTACGCGCTGGCCCGGGCCGACTACGCCGGCGACATGGAGATCCTCGACGCCATGCGCACGGCTCGCGAGGGCTTCACAAGGATGCCGCCCGAGGAGATCGCCGACTTTGTTCAGAGCGCCAGCCGCGCCGAGGTCGACGCCTTCCGCACGGGTGCCTTCCGCAACATCTACGACAAGATCATGGAGTCGTCGCGGAACTTCAACGCGGCCCAGAGGATCGTCAACTCCCCCCAAACGATGGAACGGCTGCGGCCGCTGTTCGACTCGCAGGCGAAATTCAACCTCTACAAGGCGGCACTCCTGCGCGAGTCGCAACTGTTCGAGCAGTCGAACATGATTTTGGGCGGCTCTCAGACTGCGCGCAGAACGCAAGCCGGCAAGGAGTTCGAGGCGGGGCCGCCCGTGGGCGAGGTGATCGCCAACACGATCAACTCGGGCTTCATGAACAGCCTTTCCATGCTCGCCGGCAATCTCGCCCGTAGCGCCACGATCACCGACGACATCGCGACCGAGACATCGCGCCTGCTCATGTCGTCGGATCCGGCAGAGGTAGCCGCCGCGGTGCGCCTGCTCGAGGACTACGCGGGTCGGTCGGCGGTCGCTGGCAAGCGGCTGACGGGTGCCGAGCTGGGCACGATCACCGGAGCCACGACGGCCGTCTTGCCGCCGCCGGACGCGGGCATTGAGGGACCGTCGATCGAACGGGCTCTGGGAGAGAGGCAGTTGCGCCCGGGTGACCTGCTGGGGCCGAGCATCGAAGAGGAGCTGGCCCGCCGCCGGCAGTCCCAATGAGCGACGAGATCGAAGGCAAGGAGTTCCTGCGGCCGACGTGGCACGTCTACGACGACTGCGTGCTAAAGGTCTTCTCGCGCCACCGTGAGATCGTGGCCGTGGAGCTGACGCCGGATCAGGCGATCAAGCTCGCGGCCGACCTCATCATCGCGGCTCGTCGGAAGCAGGCAGCCGGCCCATCGTGATGTTCTTCTGGGCGCGGACCTTGGAGTTGTCCCATGTCCAGATCTGGCCGTCCTTGTCGCCGAAGCAGACCCACATGAGGTTGTGTTCGGGGCCGTAGTCGATGAGGACGTGGGCCAACGCCGGGCCGCGGGGCGTGTCGAGCGGGATGGGCGGGTTGAGCTGGAGCAGCACGCTCACACATCCTTCCAAGGGTTCCACGCCGTGTCGCCGCGCATCTGATCAAGCCTGCGGGCCTGCGTGTTGTCCGTGGCGAAGGTCTCCTTCGTGAACTCTGGGTCGACCTGCAACAGCCTGTTCGCCGCGCGCTCCCACAGTTTCTGCCACCGCTCGGCCTCGGCGCGCCAGAATTGAACTTGGCGCGCCTGCTCTTGGAGTTGGATGCGGAGGTCGTCGGTCATGCCGCCACCTCCGCCTGCCGCCGTGCGAAGTCGGTTTCGAGCGCATCGCAGAAGCGGGCCATTTGGTCAGCACCATGAGCGACCTTTGCTTTCGCCACCGTCCCAACGCCGCGCAGATCGACAGCTCCTTCATAGTCCGACATGAACCAAACATGGCCTCTGTCGCCGCCGGGCATCCGCACCTCGCCGATCATTCGATACTGCGATTTCATCTGGCGAAACTCTGTCATCACACGCGCAAAGCGGTCGGCGATGGACATGCTCGCAATAATCGCGCGGTCTTCCTCGATGTCGGTCAGCACTTTATCGATGTGGCGATTGGCATCGTCCAAAGTGAACCGGCAACCCTCGCTGTTGATGGTGTAGCCGGTAAGTTGCCTGTAGCCGTCGAGCCAAAACACGCGATCCCGGCCATTCCGGCAGCCTTCGCCAAGGCTGATGGTGACGCCCAGCGCCAAGGCGCGCTCGACGAACTGCGGAAAATCTTGCCGGAAGCTGCGGCAGATCGGGTCTTTTGTCGTCGTCTTCTTCATCACTTCTCCTCCCTCTTCCATCGTTTGAACACCGCCTTGAAAGCCTCGATCACGGCGCGCTCGACGTCCTCTTCACTTACCTGCATGTCGGTTCTCCCATCTCGCCAGCAGATCGCTGCTGCTCTGCATTTTGCCGCCGCCCACGTTAAACGCAAAGTTGACGCGCGGGTTTCGGTTGTACTTTTCAAACTCGGGCGTGTTGCTCTCGCCCCTGTCGCCCCCGTTGGCGAAGATGACACGCGCTCCTGACCACATCCTGAGCGCCCGCTCGATAGCGTGGCAGGCGGTGTCGTCACTGTCGTCGAAGAAAAGCACCGTATCCACGACACGCAGGGCGCGGATGATGTCTTTGCGCTCGGCGAGCGGCATGAACGCCGCACCTTTCTTCCTCGTCAGCCACTCGTCGGAGTTCAGCCCGACGACCAGCCGATCACCTAGCGTGGCCGCCGAGTTGAAGTAATTGATGTGGCCGACATGCAAGGGGTCGAAGCCCCCGGTCACCAGCACGATGTCCATCACCACTCCCCCGTCCAGTGTTTCATGCCACAGTCGGCATACAGCCGACGCTTTTCCGTCTCATGGTCGTAGGGCCACGCAGCCGGGTCGTGGCGGTAGGTGATCATGTCGTAGGGCGGATGCTCCCGATACGTCTTGATGAAGGGCATCTTGGCGATCTGTTCTCGCATCTCGGCAAACGCCGCTGGCCCCGCTTCCGTCTCGATCTGCCGCCCCATCAGCGTCTGGCTGACAGCGTGCATCCATGTCTGAGGGCCGAGCAGGTAGACGCCCTTGTGCCCCTGTATGCGCCGCTGGAGGTGCAGCACGATAGCCGCGAAGAAGGCAGGGTTCTCCGCCTTGCTGCACATGAAGTCGTGGCTGAAGTCGTGATCCAGACACGTCGGCAGCACCCACTGCACGCCCTCGGTCACGATCTCGTCCATCGGGACATTCATCATCCGGTCGATGTCCATGTAACAGCCGCCCTCGAGGTAGATCTTGAGCAGCCGCCACAGGTCGCTCTTGGCGACGATGTGCTCGTCCTTAATCAGATCCCAGTCGCTCGGCATCAAGTTCGCCCGCAGGTACTCGTCGATGTCGGCGTCTTCGTAGACCGTCACCGACCACCCCGGGTTCTGCTCGATCAGGTTGCGCACGCCCATCTGCACGATCGGCGAGGGGTGGTTGACGATGTCCTTCGACTTCCACGTCAAGAAGATCTGGCGCGGGATCATGATTGCGGCCTCATCGGCGGGATCGGCACGGGCTGCCACGGGCGGGCGAGACCCTCGGGCCTCGGCGGCGGGATCGGCACAGGCTCGCGCAGGGCGACATCCCGGCATACCACCACAGCCTGCGGCTGCTCCTCGGCGATCAGCGCCTGCATCGCACGGCAGTGCTCGTGCTCGGCGTAGACGCCCACATACCCGCCCCACGGGGGCGACAACGACACAGTCAGGATGGTCACGGTCAACGCGCTCATACCAGCCCCCACATGATGCGCCCCTTGGCGACGTTGATGTCGACCGACGTCTGCACCTTGCCCGCGGTCTTCAGCCGGCGCAGCGCGTTCTCGACGGCGTACTTGTCCGCGTCGGGGAAGTGGATCGACACATGCTCGATCAGCATGGGCCGGCCGTTCAGGCGCAGCACCTCGCAGATCGTCTTCTCGAACTGCTGGCGGCGGCTGTCACCCGTCGCCGCCGCGAAGTTCGTCGTCGTCACCACCTCAGGCAGCCGCGGGCGGTGTCCCTCCCGCCACACCTGCTCCCTCATGCGGCGGCCCAGTTCTGCCTCGGTCATCACCACGCCCCCGCAATGATTACCGCCGCCGCCCACGGCAGCACGGTGGCCGCCAGCCCGCCGACCAGCGCGCCGGCCAGCAGGTATCTGATCTTCGGCCGCGTGTCGTCGTGCATCCTCTTGGCGTTCATGTGCTCGAAGTGCTGCACCATCCGCCCGATGTCTCCCCATCTCGCCATCACGCATTCTCCCTTGCGTAGTCCACAGCCTCTGACGCCTCGTCGTCGTCACGACGCTCCATCCAGTCGTGATACCCTTCCTCGTCCCACCACTTCTCCACCTCGTCGACCAAGGCGACCATCGCCGGCACGCCGATCTGCTTCTCGACGGCCACCGGGCTGTACATGCACCCGTCGATCGTGATCTCTTCGATCTTCAGGTAGTCCTCGCCCAGCACGCGGAAGGTCGCCGTGGCCTCTTGGTCCGCGTACACCCCGCCGTTCAGAACGACAGGTCTCTCCACCCATCTGTCGATCATATCGCCGCCTTCCCCGCGTTGAGCTTCGCCACGATGCCCTCGAGCAGATCGTTCAGTCGGTCAATTTCGACCCGGGACATGTCGTCGGTAATCCGCAGCAGGCGCATGATCTCGTTGGGCGCCCGGCAGAAGTGCTCGGCGACCTCGGACGGCGCGCGGCCGGCGGCTCCCATCAGCTCGAAGAAGTCGGCGTCCAAGACCTCAGAGATGCGGCGGATCCTGTCCTCGGTCGGCGGCGGCTTCATGCCGCCCTCGACCCTCGACAGGTAGGCGGGGCTGACCTTGACGCAGGCCGCCAGCTGCCGCACGCCGAAGCCCGCCAGCTCGCGCTCGTGGCGCAGCATGTCGCCGAATGTGGTCGGTGTATCAAGCATTTCTCTTCTCCTCGAGACGTAGTTTCAGCACCAGCATGTCGCGGTGCATCTGGAGCTTGTCGGCGGCCAGCCGCGCGATCTCGTTGCGCTGCTTCGCCACTTTGGATTTGAGGTCGTCGATCTCGGTCATCTCGTCTCTCCCGTGGATGGGGTGGTGGCCGAAGCCCCCGGTTGTTAAGCGGCGCGTTGGCGCGGCTTGCCCGCCTTGGTCAGGTTGCTTTGGTAGGCTATGATCTCGGCGGCTTCAGCATCGGTCGGGGTCAGACGCACCCGGACGCCTTCGCCGCAGGAGATCTTGTATTTCTCCCCGTGCAGGGTGATGGCGTAGCAATCGATCCATTCGTCGCCGACTTTCTTCTTGCCATACACCTCGCGGTCGATCTTCTGCACGGTGATGCGGGTGCGCCGCCCGTTGAGAACGTCAAGATAGGAGACGGTCTGGCCAACCTGCGCGTCCTCAATCTTGATGTTGAGGATGCTGTCGGCGAATGCCTTGGCCGCCGCGCCGCGCTTGGTCAGACGCTCGCCCGTGCCGCCGCAGCCGTAGCAGCGGTCGCGGTCGATCTGGTTGTAGCTGTGGCGACCGCTGCCGCCGCACCGTCCGCAGGTCTCTTTCTCGTATTCGATCTTCATTTGCCTGTTCCTCCCGTGGATGGGGTGGGGGCCAAAGCCCCCGCCGGTCAGAAGTTGTAATCGTGGAAGGCGCGCGGCTGCGCTTCGATCTTGTGCTTGCCGTAGACGCTGTGGAACTTGCCGTCGGCCCGCTTGTGGGCCTTCATGGTATGGCCCTCGGGGTCGCTCTCGATCATCCAACGCTGCTCGCTCTGGTTCGAGCAATGAGCGACGAAGCCACCAACGTGGAACTCGGGCTTCCAAGTCGGATCGCGCTCAACCTTCATGGCGCGGACGGTGATCTGCTTGCCGCTCGGGCTGATCGACAGCACCTCGTAGGGGCGGACATCGGTGTAGCCGTAGAGGTTGGCGAAGGCGGCGGGAAGGTTGGTCATCTCGGTCTCTCCTCTGTGGGCCTGTGCCCGTTGCTCTATGTGTTAACCATATAGGCAACAGTCAGGCAGCGTCAAGGGGCATTTTCATACCCCGTCCTCGTAATCCAACATGTCACTCTGCCGTGGTTGATGTTTCTGGCCGTCTGGATGCCAGCCCGCGCGGGGCTGGTCACCAGAGGGTCAGGCCGCCATGCGGATCTCGCGCGCCACGACGATCGTCTGGCGCAGTCCGCGCTTGTGGAAGTCGCTGGCCCACGGCCGCTGACGCATCGCCGCACGGTAGAAGGGCGCGTCGTTCAGCTCCGCCATGACACGCTCCATCAGCGGACGCTCACGGATCACGCTCTTGCGGACATACGACCCCCAGCGTCCGTTCTCGGAGCGCAGGCGGGTGACGCTCCACTCCTCGCCGCCGTGCGAGAAGCGGCGGGTCATCGTCGGGTAGCCGCCGTGCTTGGCGGCGAAGGCGCGGGCGTCGGCCCGCAAGCTGTGGCAGAAGGCCTTCCATTCGGTGCGGTTCATGTCTGTCTCTCCCTTGGTTCTGGTGGTGATGCAGGCCATCAGGCCTGCACCCTCCGTTTCATTTCTTCGATGACCTCGGTCATCACGATCCGCACCGAGTCGTCGAGCCACTGGTAGACGCCCTTGAGGTTCAGCATCTCGTAGGCGGCCAGACCGTGGAACAGCGGCGACAGGTCGGGCACCGGCTTGCCTGCTTTAGTCAGAGACAGCGCGAAGCTGTCGCCGAGGGTGCGGACGTTGTCGAAGGCGTTGGCGTGGTTCATCTCGTCTCTCCCGTGTTCGTGTTGCCTTGTGTGATCACCATACAGCCGCCGTCGGGGTGGTCAACAGCTATCTGCATTTTTTTCGGCCCCGGCTGTCTTTTTTTCTGCCGGGGCCGCATGGGGTGCGGTCACGCCGCCTCCTGCTTGCGGGCCGCCTTCTCCCGCTCACGCGCGGCCGACACCATCGCGTCGATGAGGTGACGCGGCGTCAGCTCGACGCCCGTCCGCTGCTGGATGTCGGCCAACATCGGCCCCCACACGATCACACCCGCGTCGTCGCCCGTGTGCCGCGCCTCAAGGTAGGCGGCGTAGCGAATGGCGAGGCTCTTGCCTTCTGCCTTGGTCATCTCTGTCTCTCCTCTGGTTGGTGGTGGTGACTGGGCGTTCAGTCGTAGACGCCCAGTTCGATCAGCATCTCGACCTTGTGGTGAAAACGCTCGGCGTCGGTGATGCCGTGGTGCGAGCGCAGCCCCGTGAACAGGCCGCTGTCGAGATAGCGCGTGCCCGTCACCGCCAGCGTCGGCTCGCCCTCGGCGGCCAGCACCATCAGCACGCGCTTGCTGTCGAGCGCGAAAGCGTCGAGCACCGTGCGGTCGATGCCCTCGAAGTTGATCTTGCTGCCGATCATCTCGGTCTCTCCTCTGGTTGGTGGTGGGGGCCGAAGCCCCCGCCGGTTATGCTTCCCAGTATTCAGCTTCAATCAGAGCCATCTCATGATCGAAGGTGCCGTAGCCCGTGCCGCCCGAAATCCAATGCTGCTCGTTGACTTCGCAAGCCGCGTAGACGCGGGCAACAAGGGCGCGGGCTTGAGCTTCGGTGAAGAAGGCAAAACCCTTCGGACCTTCATGCTGGAGCCAACGACCGTCGATGGCGCGACACTGAACAGCGAACACTCCGGCATCTACTTCGTCGGCGCGGATCGTCAGGCGGTCGATCTTGGTCATCTCGGTCTCTCCTCTGTGTGTCTGTCGTTGCCTTCTGTTACCTATATAGGCAACACCCTCGGCAGGGGCAAGGGGGTATCTGCAAAATTTTCGCCTCGGGCCGCATTTTTTCCGTTGCGCGCCGCGCCGACCGCCCGTAGACAGGGGCCACAGGAGGACACCCCATGCTACTCACGATGGACACCATCCGCGCCCGCCTCGCCGACCGACGCCTCCACGTCGTCGCTCAGGAGACCGGCATCAACTACGACCGCCTGCTGCGCCTCGTCAGCGCCAAGCAAGAAGCGCGCGAAGAAGATCTCGCCCGCCTCACCGCCTACCTCGAAAGGACGTCGACATGATCGTGCTCGGCATCGACCCGGGCAAGCAAGGCGCTCTGGCCGTCTACGACACCGTCGACAACTCGGTCACCACACACGACATGCCCGACACCATCGACGGGCGCCGCGAGCTGCTGTCCCAGATCGGGCACGTCCACGTCGCGTGGGTCGAGCGCCCCTTCTACCCGCGCATGATCGGCGTGAAGAACGCCGCCAAGATCGCGGAGAACTACGGCATCCTGCTCGCCTGCCTCTCCTACGCAGGCATCCCCACCCGCCTCGTCGACCCAAGCGTTTGGAAAAAGCACCTGCGCCTCGGCAGCGACAAGGCAGCCAGCCGCGCCCTCGCCTCCATGACGTGGCCCGACTGCGCCGACCAATGGCGCCTCGCCAAACAAGACGGCCGCGCCGAGGCCGCCCTCATCGCCCTCTACGGATGGAGCAAGAAATGATCCGCCACGACCTCACCAACCGCGAATACCACGCCCACCCCGCCATCTCGGCGTCCGACATCAAGACCGCACACCTCAAGTCGATCGCCCACTGGCGTCACGGCGTGCGCAAGGAGTCGACCGCCTTCGACCTCGGCACCGCCGTCCACGCGATGGTCCTCGAGCCCGAGAAAGAGCTCGTCCGTCGCGGGCCCGCCGACCGCCGCGGCGACAAGTGGAAACACGCCAAGATGGCCGCCGACTTCGACGACATCCTCCTCCTGCCCGAGGCCGAGTACGACCTCGCCGAGGTCATTTCCCAATCGGTCATCGCCCACACCCCGGCGTGGCTCGACGTCCCGCGCACCGTCGAAGCATCCGTCTTCGCCACCGACCCGATCACCGGCGTCGACATCAAGTGCCGCCCCGACATCTACATCGAAGCGGACGGGCTCATCGTCGACCTGAAGACCTGCGCCAGCGCCTCGCCACGCATCTTCACGCGCGATGTCCACGCCTACGGCTACAACCTCCAAGCGGCCTTCTACCTGCGCACCCTGCGCGCCGCAGGCCTGCCCGCCGAACGCTTCCTCTTCCTCGCCGCAGAAAAGGAACCGCCTTACGCGGTCTGCCTGCACGAGATCGACCCCGACTACCTCGACACCTCAGACGCCATCGTCACGAAGACCCTGCTCGCCATCCGCGATGCGACCGAGAAAGGGCTTTACACGACGGGGTGGCCTGAGATTAACGTGATCGCTCGGCCCGCGTGGATCTCGGCCGACGAACCCGAAGACCTCGACTTCTGATCCACCCACTGCCAACACAGGAGAGACCAATGGCAGACAACCTCGACTTCCACAAAGTGCTGGTGAAAAACGTCACCCTGCAGTACCCGAAGCTCAACAGCTGCTACCGCTTCAACACGGGCAAACAGCAGTCCGAGCCGTGCCAGCCCACCGCCAACGGTGCCGCATGGTCGATCAGCTTCGAGCTGCCCATCGCCGACGCGCGCACGCTCCACACCGAGCTGAAGCAGCACTACGACAACTGCCGCGCGCGCGACCCGAAGCTCCCAGCCTTCGCCAAGGTCTTCGGCGCCAAGAAGGCCGAGGACGGGTCGAAGGTCACCTTCACCGCCCGCCGCAACGGCACCAAAGCCGACGGCACCGCCAACAACGCGCCCAAGGTCATCGACGGCAACAAGGAGCCCCTCGAGAACCTCGCCATCTGGTCAGGATCCAAGGGCGCCGTCCGCGCGTGGGCCAAGCCCTCAATCGACCCCGACGGAATCGGCGGCATCTCCCTGCTCCTCGACACCGTCCAAGTCACCGACCCCGTCTACGGTGACGGCGGCCTCGACGACTTCGACGTCGTGGCACCCGCCAACGCCAAGCCGACCGAGTACGACGACTTCGGCTCGGCCCCGGCTCCAGCTCCCGCAGCTCGCCCCGCAGCACGCCCGGCACCGGAACCGCAGCAGCCGGCCAAGCCCCTCAACGAGGTGCTCGGGGACGATCTGCCCTTCTGAGAACGAGAAAGCCCCGGTCGCGGGGAGGGCGCGACCGGGGCTCAGTTGGGCAGAACCAACAGACACAAGATGCAGATGGGAGAGACCTGCAATGCACAATCTATCGCTTCCACACGCCTCTGGCAAGCGCCATGAGGCTCCATAGATGTCCGTGACATTCCTCCTCGCCCACGGCGCTCACAACACCCTCATCGACTTCCCGGGCTCCGACTACGACGGCATCTCCTTCGGCGAGATCCTCGACCGCGTCCGCACGCCCACAGCCGTCGACAAAAACGCCGCCGACTTCGTCATCCCCTCGACCTACCGAGGTAACGACGGGCGCGCCCACGACGTCCAGCGACAGCGCGGATCCTACCGCATGCTCGCCGTCGACATCGACAAAGGCCACCCCGCGAAGACCGACGTCGTCGCCGCCATCCACGAAATCCTCGGCCGCTGCTCCCTCGTCGTCTACTCGTCAGCCAGCGCCACCAAGGCAGAGCCCAAGTGGCGCGCCCTCATCCCCCTCAAGCAGCCCATCTCGGGCAGCGACTACGAAGACATCCAAGCCGCCCTCTTCGACCTCCTCGCCGAGAAGGGCATCACATGCGATGGCGCCCTCGCCCGCTGCGGCCAGCCCGTCTTCCTCCCGAACATCCCGCCCGACAGGCGCAAGCCCGACGGCCAGCCCGCCTTCTACGACTACGCCATCATCAAGCACACCACCTTCGACGTCGAAGGCAGCCGCCTCGAGGTCGAGGTCCACAGCCGCCGCGAGCAGGAACGCCTCGCCGCCGAAGCCGCAACCGCCGAGCGCCAAGCCCGCGAACAGGAGCGCGCCCAGCGCCGCATAGACAGACCCGGCGACGTCGACCCGATGGTCGAGTTCAACGACCGTCACAGCGTCTCCGACCTCCTCCTGCGCTACGGTTACGAGCGCCGCGGCTCATCCTCTCACTACCGATCGCCGCACCAGTCATCAGGCTCCTTCGCCACCCGGGACTACGGCACCCATTGGGTCAGCCTGTCCTCATCCGACGCAGCCGCCGGCATCGGCCGATCCAAGACCCTCGGCAAGACGTCCTACGTCTGGGGCGATGCCTTCGACCTCTACACTCATTACGAGCACAAGAACGACCTCAAGGCCGCCATCCGCTCCTACGCCGGCGAGCTGCGCGCGCTGTCAGCCCTGCCACCCCCAGCACCGCCCACCGACACGCTCGACGACTTCGACGTCGTGCCGCCTCGTCAAGGGGCAATAATTCCCCCCTATTCCGACACACGCACCGACGGGCGGGCGCAGAGTACCGGCGAGAACTTCGCCCCGGTGGGGACAAAATTCGACCCTATTTCGACACACGCAACACCGCCCGAAGACGACCCCTTCTCGGAGCACATCCCGATCGGCGACCCGCCCCCGGAGCAGGTCGACTGGCCCACGCCGCAAGACATCTTTGACGCAACCACCATCCCGCGGCGGCAGTGGATCTACGGTTACGACTACATCCGCCAGTACGTCAGCGTCCTCGCCAGCGCAGGCGGCATCGGCAAGACGTCACTCATCTCCGTCGAGGCAATCTCCATCATCACCGGGCGAAAACTCCTCGGCACCGCCGTCAGGCAGCAAACCAAGGTCTGGATCATCAACCTCGAAGACCCAGTCGCCGAAATGCACATGCGCAATATCGCCGTCATGAAACACTACGGCATCAAGCCGGAAGAGGTGCGCGGCAAGCTCTTCGTCGACGGCGAAGACACCTTCGAGCTCACCCTCGCCGCCGAAACACGCGACGGCCTGATCAAGAACGACGCCATGCTCGACGCCATGATCGCACGCATCAAGCGCCTCGAAATCGGCGTCGTGATCTTCGACCCGTTCGTCAGCACACACCTCGTCAACGAGAACTCCAACGGGTCAATACAGGCCGTCGTCTCCATGATGCGCAGGCTGGCGCGCGAAACCTCGGCGTCGGTCATGATCGTCCATCACGTCCGCAAAGGAAACGGAGACGATGCATCAATCGACAGCGTCCGCGGCGCAGGATCCCTCATCGGCGCCGCACGAGCCGCCCGAGTGATCAACCGCGTGTCCGAAGAAGACGCCCTCAAGCTCGGCGTCGACGAGGCCGACGCACGATCCATCTTCCGCGTCGACGAAGGCAAAACCAATCTGGCACCGCCCGCACACGCCGCCGTCTACCGCCGCATGATCGGCGTCGAGATCGAGAACGGCGAATGGATCGGTGTCTGCGTCCCATACGAGCTGCCCAACGCCTTCGAAGGGATGTCAGCAAAGGACGCCCGGGCCGTCCAAGACGAGGTCCAAAAAGCATTCGACGATGGCAATCCACTGAAAGATAGCCCGAGATCTCCAGATTGGGTCGGAGTTAAAATCGCCGAATTGCTTCAATTAGACCTCGATGATAAATCAGCAAAAGGCCGCGTAAATAACATCGTCCGCGAATGGAAAAAGACAGGAGTGCTCAAAGTTGAAAATGTACACGACGCCAGACGCGGCAGAGAGATCTCCATCATCGTCGTCGGTGAGCGCGTCCGACTGGGAGATCTGTGACATGAAGCGCCCATCGAAACCTTCCACAACGTCATCGTCGACGTTGTGGATACGTTGTGGTGCCGTGGCATCGTCAGGCCACATCCACACCACGACGTCGCTCGCCCCCTTTAGGGGGCGACGTGTTGTGGATCGTGGCAGATGCCGTAAGCCACAACATTGACCGTGGATGTGGATGTGGAGAACACGATGGACCAGACACGCACACGCAGGCCGCCCCAGTACAGCCGCAAGAACGATCGCATCCTCCACGCGGCAGCAACGAAGGCCGAAATAGAATGCGATCTAATTCTAGCACCCCTGCAAAGAGAAATAGAAAGGCTCGACGGCAAATACGGATATGACCGCCTCCCGCTATTAATCTCGCCCGACACCGCAGCCAAATGGGGCAAAGCCTGCGGCGGCCTCCACGAAGCCGTCGAAGCCCGAGACGCAGAGAAAGTCCGCGCGTGGGTCATCGTCTGCCTGCGCGGGCTCGCCGCGATGGAAGCCGAGGCCGACCTCGATCCCAACAACATCCTGCCCCCGGACATCTGGGACTGCCACGACGACGAAGGCGCCTTCTGCATCATCCGCGATCACCGCCGCCACGAGCAGGCCACACGCCTGCGGCCCGGTCGCCGCGTCTACACCACCCGCGAAGTCGCCGTCGCCCTCCGCGCCCTCTCCACGTCCCTCGTCGACACAGTCAAAGACCTCTTCCCGGGTGCCGAGATCTCAGGCACCAGATCACGACCCATCGACCAAGGCGACGACGATCTCGACAAAATCTTCGATCTGTGAGACGATCCACGATCGACGGACCAGCAGAGGACCGCAGCATGACCGAACAGCCGAGTGAACAGACGAGGCAGAAAAAGAAGACCGGACCCAAAGGCCCCACAAAGCCGATGGATGACGACGACTTCAAGCTCCTCCTCGACCTGATCCAAATCCAATGCACGGCCGAGGAAATCTGCCACGTCCTCGGCATGTGTGAAGACACCCTCAACACCCGGATCGCCGAGCGGAACATCGAAGGCATCCGCAATTTTTCGGAACTCTTCAAAAAGCACAGCGTCACAGGCAGGTCTTCCCTGCGCCGCGCACAGTGGAAAGCCGCACAAGACGGCAACCCCACCATGCTCATCTGGCTCGGCAAGCAGATGCTCGGGCAGCGCGACAAGCAGGAGATCACCGGCGCCGACGGCGGCCCGATCAGGCAGCAGCACGAGGGCGCCGTCGCCGTCAACCTGCGCGGGCTGACGGACGAGGAGCTGGCCACGCTCGAGAAGACGCTGGCCAAGGCCGTCGAGGGCGGCGAGGCGTGAACCTCGTCGTCGATCTGAGCCGTGGTGCGCACCTGCTCGCCGACGCCCGGGTCGAGCTGAAGCGGCGCGCAGCGACGGCCAGCCTCTACGAGTTCGTCAAGCAGTGCTGGCCCACGGTCGAGCCGGGCATCCGCTTCGTGCCCAGCTGGCACATCGAAATCATCTGCGAGCACCTTGAGGCCGTCACGCACGGCGAGATCCGCAAGCTCCTGATCAACATCCCGCCGCGGCACTCCAAGTCGACGATCGTCAGCGTGATCTGGCCGATGTGGGAGTGGCTGGCCGACCCGAGCCAGAAGTACCTGTGCGCCTCGTACTCGGCCGCCCTGTCGATCCGCGACAACCTCAAGGCGCGCCGCCTCGTGCAGAGCCCGTGGTATCAGGCGAACTTCGGGCACCTGTTTCAACTGGCCGGCGACCAGAACGCCAAGCAGCGGTTCGAGACCGACAAGACAGGCTACCGGCTGGCGACCTCGGTCGGCGGCACGGCGACGGGCGAGGGAGGATCCCGCCTGATCCTCGACGACCCCCACAGCGCGCAGGAGGCGCAGTCCGACGCCATCCGCGAGTCGACCCTCGAGTGGTTCGACGTCGTCTGGTCGACCCGTCTGAACGACCCGAAGAAGGACGCGATGGTCACGATCATGCAGCGCCTGCACGAGCGCGACGTGAGCGGCCACATCCTCGAGGACATCGGCGGGTGGGAGCACCTGAAGATTCCGGCCGAGTGGGACGGCGTGCGCAGGACCACGATCCTCGGCCCCTACGACCCGCGGCAGACCAAGGGCGAGCTGATCTGTCCCGAGCGGTTCGGGGTGAAGGAGATCACCGACCTCAAGCAGCTGCTCGGCACCTACGGCACCGCAGGCCAGCTGCAGCAGGATCCGACACCGTCCGAGGGCGGCATCCTCAAGACGAGCTTCATCAACCTGTGGCCGCACGATGAGGGGCTGCCGCCCTTCGAGTACATCGTGCAGAGCTACGACTGCGCCTTCACCGAGAAGACCACGGGCGACCCGACGGCCTGCACCGTGTGGGCGATCTTCACGCACGAGGGCGAGCGCAACATGATGCTCATTGATGCGTGGGACGAGCACCTGTCCTATCCGCAGCTGCGGGCTCGGGCGATCAAGGAGTGGACGACCGAGTACGGCGGCATGACGGACAAGTCGCCATTCGGCCGCGCCCGTCGCCCCGATCGGGTGCTGGTCGAGGCCAAGGCTAGCGGGCAGTCGCTGCTGCAGGATCTCAGGCTGGCGAAGGTGCCTGCGGTCGGCTACAACCCGGGGCTGGCCGACAAGATCAGCCGGGCGCATCAGGCGGCGCCCACGCTCGAGCTCGGCCGCATCTGGGTGCCTGAGTCTGGGCGCAACCCGGGGCAGGCCGTGAGCTGGGCGCAGACCTTTCTCAAGCAGGTTGCCAAGTTCCCTGTGACGGAGCATGATGACTATGTCGACACGTTCACGCAGGCTGTGATATACCTGCGCGACAGTCGCTGGTTCGAGTTGCCGCAGGCGCGCGATGCGGACGCACCGCCGCCCTCGTCGAAGGGAAAGGTGAACCCGTATGCCGCGTGAGACGAAGTCGAAGGTCAACGCTGCCGGCAACTACACCAAGCCCGGCATGCGCAAGAAGCTCTTCGAGCAGATCAAGGCGTCCGAGACGCAGGGGACCGGCGCGGGCCAGTGGAGCGCGCGCAAGGCGCAGCTGCTCGCGAAGAAGTACAAAGAGCAGGGCGGGGGCTACAAGTGAAGGCGCCGCAGAAATCTCTGAAGGACTGGGGCGACCAGAAGTGGCGCACGAAGTCAGGCAAGCCGTCGTCGGAGACGGGCGAGCGTTACTTGCCCGAGAAGGCGATCAAGTCGTTGTCGCCGCAGGAGTATGCCGCGACGACGCGGGCGAAGCGTGAGGGCAAGGCGAAGGGCGAGCAGTTCGTGGCCCAGCCGAAGAAGATTGCGGCGAAGACCGCTCGTTTCCGGGGGAAGTGATGGTTCAGCGCGTCGACAAGGACAGCCTCAAGCTCGATCAGCCTCGTCGGACGCCCGGGCATCCGACCAAGTCGCACATCGTGAAGACGAAGATCGACGGCAAGGAGAAAATCCTCCGCTTCGGCGAGCAGGGCGCCGAGACCGCCGGCAAGCCGAAGGAGGGCGAGTCGGAGCGCATGAAGGACAAGCGGGCCTCGTTCAAGTCGCGGCATGCGAAGAACATCGCCAAGGGCAAGAGCAGCCCAGCCTACTGGGCGAACAAGGTCAAGTGGGCCGAGGGCGGCCCTGTCACCGGCATGGCGGTCGGTGGCGGCTGGGGGCAGATGGCTGCGGCTGGCCCTGTCGGCGGGTCGGCGAAGGCCGCCGCTGATGCCGTGCAGGCTCGGGAATCTCGCTCGCGCGCCGCTGCGTCGATGAGGGAGGCCTACGGTGGTCAGCCTGCTTCGACGAGGCCGGCTGCGGTCACCGAGCGTGATGATCGCGCGCCTGCGGGCACCTATCGCGGCACCGGAGTCGGCAAATTTTCTGTTGTCGATTTGGGCGATCCCGAGATGGGTATCGGGCCCACCGTCCGTTATGATCAAGGCAGCAGCGTGCGCGATCTGGCGCAGGCTTACGGTGTCGAAGACGATGACATCTCGCCCGACGTGCGCGCCTATCTGTCTTCGCCGATTAACACCGTGGCCGAGCCGCTGATCGGCCCGATGCCTGCGCCCTCAGTCATCAGGGTGTCGCCCATAGGCGGCAGCGTGGCGCCTGTGTCGCAGCCCTCCCAGCCTGCGCAGCCTGCGGGCTTCTTCGGCCAGCTGATGGCCATGCCGGGTGCGATCGGCCGCGATCTCAAGATGGGCTATCAGGCTGGCCTGTTCCGTGGCCGCGACACGCAGCGCGAGAATCTGATGGGGGCTGGCTACACGCCGGCGCAGATCAACGACTACTTTGCCCGCACCGACGCCACGCTGGCGCGCAATGCTGCCGAGGCTGCGATGCGCGGAGACCGCGATTCCGTCATGCAGCCGATGTCGAACTACGAGGATCTCGCTCGCGGGTTCGCGCAAGAGTACAACATCGTCGGCCGCAACCGCGCCCAGCTCATGCCGCTGCTCGAGGCCTTCCTGCGCGGCCGCGGCATTCTGGATCCGTCGACCTACTCCGAGAACATCTTCAACACGCTGTCGATCCCGATGCAGCGCGGCGGCGCCGTCGAGATGAACGAGATCTACCAGAAGTACATGCCATTCACGTCTGATCGCGACATGATCGGGCAGATGGAGCGGTACCTCGAGAACGTCCGGCGCGCTCAGGGCGGCGCCGACGAACAGGCGAAGCGCGAGCGTGATGTGGTTATCGGCGCCTTCGCCCCGCCCCCCCGGCCGACGCCGAACGATTACTTGCGCGAGAAGGGTGCGACGCCCGAGATTGAGGGCTATCGGCAGGCGGCGATCAAGGCGGCTGAGAAGTACGGCATCCCGCCGAACATCTTCTTGTCTCTGGTGAGAACGGAAAGCAATTTCAACCCGCTCGCGAAGGGTGGCAAGGGGGCGATGGGGCTGGTCCAGCTGATGCCCAAGACGGCCGAGGAGCTGGGAGTCACCGATCCCTTCGACCCGATGCAGAGCCTTGATGGCGGGGCGCGCTATTTGGCGCAGCAGTACAATCGCTTTGGGGAGTGGCCGCTGGCTCTCAGCGCCTACAACGCGGGCGCTTCCAACGTGCTGAAATATGACGGCATCCCGCCTTTCGAGGAGACGAAGAACTACGTCGACAAGGTGATGCGGGGCGCTGGCATCCTGAAGTATGCCGACGGCGGCGCGGTCGATTTGCGCGAGATGTATCGCAAGTATGCCGACGGCGGGGCGGTGTTGTCGCCCGACGACCCGTTCTATGTCCCGCCTGAGCCGTCCATTTCGCCCGGCACCGCCGACGAGATCCGCGCCCGCGCGCTGGCAAACCGTCAGCGCATGGCGGGAGAGGACACGTTCGGCGACACCGCAGCGGCGATGGCTGCAGGTCCGTGGCAAGAGGCTGCTCGCCGCATGTCGATCGCCGGCAGCCGCGAGGGTGTGGCCGGCTTGTTCCCCGAGGCGCAAAATCCTTACCTGCGCGCGCTGCAGTCTGCTCAGGGCTACATCGGCGACGTAGGTCTGGCGGGTTTGTCTGCAGCCGAGGCTGGTGCGGCTGGCCTCGGTGGCTTGATCGCGGAGGCTGCGCCACAGGGCCTGATCGAAAGGCTGCCGGGCGCTGTCCGTCGCAGCCCGGCTGACTTCGAACGCAAACTGGCCGAGGAGTTGGTCTACGGCATCCCCGAGTCGATGGCGGGTATGGCGGGTGGCAGGGCGCTGACCGCTCTCGACGACGCGATCGAGTCAGCGCGTATGGCGCCTACTGGCACGATGATGGAGCTCGACCGCATGCTTGAGGCCTACGACCCGAACGTGCTCGGGTCGAACCTCGGCAACATTGGGGGCAAACCTCGTGCGCCGCGTCTGGTCAGCCCAGAAGAGCGCAATGTCATTTCCACTGGCGCGAAACGCGGTAATGTCACGGCCGTCACGGATCAGGTCGCCGCGCAGAAGATGTCCTACCCGTCAGCCGATGGGTGGGCTCAGGGCGCAATGCAGGTTACCAAGGTCAAGCCCAAGAAGGGCAAATACGAAATCGTCTACAAGGAAGTCCCGTACGGCTTTGAAAAGCCGCCTGAAAACATGTCGCCCGCGCAATGGCAGCAAGAAATGGTCGGGCGCGAGGTCGATGAGATCCGCAAGCTTGCCCAGCGCGCCAAGTCTGGCGATCAGGCCGCGATCGACATCATCAAGCAGGCGAACTGGTACAGGGGCATCCGCAACACCCTGCGCAGCGAACTGGGCGGCCTTGGTGATGTTTTCGCTGATATTCTGGGGGCGACGTCTGCTCAGACCGGCGTCGAGATGAATTGGCGCAACGCGGTTGAAATCATGCGCCGATTCTCGCGCGGGGAATACGACGACGAGATCCGCATGTATCAGGAGATGCTGGACAAGGGCGACGTCAACCCGACGACCTTGCAGAAGATGCACAAGGATCCGAAGAACCCGTTCAAGCTGATCACCAGTTCCGCTGGCGCTCTGTTCAACACGAACAGCCCGGCTGCGACCAAGGCGCTCTTCGACATGTTCCGTGTCGCGAAGGGCGCACCCAAGACGCCGAACTTCACTGGAAACCTCATCGGCTACACCAACGCTGCGACGGTCGACGTCTGGGACGCTCGACACTTGCGCCGTCTTGCTGGGCTCCCGCGGTTGCCGCCTCTTGTGGAAAAGGGCGTCACCGGCGGCCATCTGAAAGGTTCGACGCTTGAAGCGCCAAGGATCGGCGGCGAGTTCGGTTTTGGTCAGGCTGTCAAACGAGACGCAGCAAAGATCATCAATGAGGAGGGCATCATTCGGGATGTCGCGCCTCAGTTCGAGGACATGAACCCGGACGATCTGCAGGCTGTTGCGTGGTTCCTCGAAAAGGAGCTCTGGACGCGCAACGGGTGGACCAACAAGGCCGGCGAAGGGGGATCGTTCGAGTATGAGGCTGCTCTTGCGGGTGCTGAAAGCCCCGAGGCCGTCAATGCCTTGCGTCGGCAACTGAACGAGACCTTCAAGCCGCCGCCGCAGCGCAAGCGTGAGACGGATGAGCAGTACGCTCAGAGGGTGGCTGGCGCGCAGGAAGCGTTCAATGCGCGTCAAGCTGTCGCACAAGATGAGCTTGATGCGATGAAGGCGCCCTTCGCTCGGTATGTGCTGGGCATCAGTGTCGAGCGTCCCGATGCTCGGCCGACCAATGTGCGGCAGGCTGAAATTGCCGTACAGCTCGGTGAGCCTGCCAAAATCGATCCGAATGTTGTGATGTACCAGATCAACAACACCTACGGCCGGTTCATGCAGTCGGACGAGCGAGCGTTCAATGCCGAGTTCGTGGTGCGCAAGAATTTTGATCCGACCAACGTCACACGGCGGATGGTTGAGGTAGCAAAGCAGGCCGACCAAGACGCGGCGTTCATCTCAAAGGTCATGCCGCAAAGGACCGAGACATCACGGCCGGGCGTCGAGATCTATTTCCGCAAGAGGCAGTCTCCCGAGTTCGCCCGCACTCTGTCCGACAAATTGACCGAGTACGGCGTTGATGGGTTCACTTTCGTCACCGACAACAGGGTGATGGATCGTCCCGGGGCGCAAGCTGGGCTTGAGGGGGAAGCGATCGCCGGCATCAACGGTTTGCGCTTTCAATACATTCCCGAGTTCGATATGGGTAGAGAGGCGTGGGAGGCGATGTCGCCAGAAGAAAAGGCAGCCAAGATCGACGAGATCGAAGAGCTGTACGACGACATCGCGCGCGACATCGTCAAGACGGAGCCGGGCATCAGCGCGGCGAACCTCATGTACTACGACACCAACGTCATCGATCGGGAGAGATATGATGATTTCCTCAAGTGAGCGTCGACTGAATCGCGCCATCGAAAAGTATGGCGCGAAGGATCCGTACGTCCAAATGATGCGTGACCAGATGGCCGCGCAACAGAGCGGCAAGAGCGCGCAGGAAACGTACGTCATCGGCATGATGAAGCGCCAGCCTGACGGCGGTGCCAAAGAAAAACAGCCAGAGGCTGTCGAAGGGTACGCAGAAGGCGGTCTGGTCACGCGGTATGATCCCGCCACGATCGACCAGATCGTCAACCGGGTAAGAGGATCAACTCGTGTCTGACATTGACGAGCGCGAAGACGACGACGGCGAGACCATCTCGTACGAGGATCTCCTGCCCGACGTGGAGGACACCGAGGACGGTGGCGCCGTCCTGCGTCTGGAGAACGACGAGGACGAGAAGGCCAACCGCGCGCACTTCGCGAACATCGTCGAGGACGTCGACCCGGCCCTGCTGAAGGAAGCTGTGAGCGACCTGCTGGACAAGATCGAGAAAGACAAGCAGGCGCGAGAGAAAAGGGACAAGCAGTACGAGGAAGGCCTGCGCCGCACGGGGCTCGGAGACGATGCCCCGGGCGGCGCCCAGTTCACGGGGGCGAACAAGGTCGTTCACCCGATGCTGGTCGAGGCGTGCGTCGATTTCAGCGCGCGCTTCATGAAGGAGGTCTTCCCGCCGACCGGTCCCGTCAAGAGCAAGATCTACGGCGAGCAGGACAAGCAGAAGGTCCAGAAGGCCCAGCGCAAAACCGAGTTCATGAACTGGCAGACAACACGCCAGATGACCGAGTTCCGCAGCGAGCTGGAGCAACTCAGCACGCAGCTGCCGCTCGGCGGCGGCCAGTACATGAAGTTCATGTGGAACACGCAGAAACGCCGGCCGTGCTCGGAGTTCGTGCCGATCGACGACGTCTACCTGCCGTTCGCCGCCACGAACTTCTACTCGGCCGAGCGCAAGACCCATGTGCAGTACATCACGAAGATGGAGTACCAGCGCCGGGTGCGCTCGGGCATGTACATCGACGTCGACCTTGGCTACGCGGGCGAGATCGACTGGAGCAAGTCGTCGATCGCCAACGACAAGATCGAGGGGCGCAAGGAGTCGAGCTACAACGAGGACGGCCTGCGCACGATCTACGAGGTCTACACCTACCTCGACTTCGGCGACGACCTCGAGCCCTACATCATCTCGATCGACAAGACGACCGAGCTGCCGCTCGCGCTCTACCGCAACTGGGAGCCCGATGACCCCATGAAGTGCGAGCTCGACTGGATCGTCGAGTTCCCGTTCGTGCCGTGGCGCGGGGCTTACCCGATCGGCCTGACGCACATGATCGGTGGCTTGAGCGGTGCCGCCACGGGCGCGCTGCGTGCGCTGCTCGACAGCGCCCACATCCAGAACGTGCCGACGCTGCTCAAGCTCAAGGGCGGCCCGAACGGGCAGACGATCAACGTGCAGCCGACCGAGGTCGTCGAGCTGGAGGGCGGCGCGTTGGTGGACGATGTGCGCAAGCTGGCCATGCCGCTGCCGTTCAACGGCCCCAGCCCGGTGCTGTTCCAGCTGCTGGGCTTCCTCGTGGATGCAGGCAAGGGCGTGGTGCAGACGAGCTTCGAGAAGCTGTCGGACCAGAACCCGAACCAGCCCGTCGGCACCACGATGGCGCTGATCGAGCAGGGCATGGTGGTGTTCTCAAGCATCCACTCGCGCCTGCACGCAGCGATGGAGAAGTGCTTCTCGATCCTGCACCGTCTGAACAGCGCCTACCTGACCGAGGAAGACATTGAGGCGCACGACGCTGGCCTTGAGATCGACCCGAGCGACTTCGACGGGCCGATGGATGTCGTGCCGGTGAGCGACCCTGCCATCTTCAGCGAGACGCAGCGGTTCGCGCAGGTGCAGGCGATCATGCAGCGGTCGGCGATGATGCCGCAACTCTACGATTTCAGGAAGGTCGAGGAGTTGTTCCTGCGGACGCTGAAGGTTCCGGCCAACGAGGTGTTGCAGCCGATGCCTGCGAGCGAGGACATGGATCCCGTGTCCGAGAACGTGGCGGCGGCGATGGGGCGCCCGCTCTATGTGCTGCCGCGTCAGGACCACGTCGCCCACATCATGACGCACATGGCGTTCATGAAGTCGCCAGTGTTCGGCGGCAACAAGATGATCATGGAGGCGGCTGCCTACATGATGGCCACGCACCTCAAGGATCACCTGTTGAACTACTACCTTGTCGAGGCTCACGATGCGGTCGACAGGGCGCAGCGCGAGGACGTGATCAAGGACGAGCCCGAGCAGCAGGTCGCGATGATCCTGCAGGTGCAGCAGCTGATCGAGCGTCAACTGGGTGGGTTCTCGCAGGAGTTGATGCAGTTCAGCCAGTTCGCCGAACAGTTCAAGCCGCAGCCGCCTATGCCGCCCGACAGCTCGATGCAGGTCGCGCAGCTCAATGCCCAGATCAAGGGGCAGGAGATGCAGGCCCGCATGCAGATGGATCAGGCGAGGCTGCAGATTGATCAGGCACGCCTGCAGGGGCAGCAGCAGGTCGACATGGCGAAGCTGCAGGCTCAGGAGCAGGATCGTGCTCTCAAGGTGCAGATGGAACAGATGCGTCAGATGGCCGAGAGCCAGCGCACCGCGGAGACGAACATCGTCCGCGAGCGCATGAACACCTCGGACAACGATACCGCGAAGTTGCTCGCCGCCGCAGAGATCGCGTCGGGCGAGCGCGTTTCTGTGACCACCGGCACAGGCATCAACCCCAACCCTTGAGAGGATCTGAGCGATGAGCGATCACATGTCGAGCGGGAAGACCGTTCCGATGAACACTGCCGAGGTGCCGCAGCACAAGCGCATGGCGGCTGGTGAGGCAGTTGACGGCAAGACCCTGCCGTCGACCAAGGGGCCGACGTCCAAGACCCCTGCATGAGTTTCGAATCACGGCTGCTTGGCCGCCTCAAGGAAGAGCAGGGCAAGTTCGCCCTCGACGCCTTGCGGCGGCCTCAGACGCGCGATGCCTTCGAGTACGGGCATCGCGTTGGCATGTTCGCGGGCTACGAGGCCGCGATCACGGTACTCTTGAACCTTCTGGAAGAGGAGACGAAGCGTGGCAACGACCTTTGAGGACGCTATCGCGGAGGCTTTCCCGGCTGCAGATGCCGGTGTGCAGCCCTTCGGCAGCCGCGTTCTGGTGCAGATCCGCACACCCAAGACGAAGACGGCAGGAGGACTGATCCTGCACTCCGAGTCGCGGGACACCGAGAAGTGGAACACGCAGGTGGCCCGGGTGGTCAGCGTGGGGCCGCTGGCTTTCAAGAACCGAGACACGATGCAGTCATGGCCGGAAGGGGCGTGGTGCAATCCCGGGGACTTCGTGCGCGTGCCGAAGTACGGCGGCGATCGGTGGGAAGTCCCGCTGGGCATGAAGGACGGCAACAACGAGTCGGCGATGTTCGTGATCTTCAACGATCTCGACATCATCGGGCAGGTCACCGGCGACCCGCTGGCGATCAAGGCATTCATCTGAAAGGAGATGAGCGATGGCTGACGTTCTGAAGGAAGACGATGAGGCCGAAGACGATCTGGTGGTCGTCGAGGAGCCGCCCGAGCCCGAGGAGGACGAGGACGAGGACGACGAGCGTGTCGCCCAGTCCGACGACGATGACTCGGAAGACGAGCGAGAGGCGATCCGCGAGCGGCGGCGCAAGGAGAAGCTTGAGCGCAAACAGCGGCGCGACGAGGCGATCAAGCGCGACAAGCTCGAGATGGATTTCCTGCGCAAGCGGAACGATGACCTCGAGCGGCGGTTGACGGCGCAGGAGCAGCGGTCGCATCAGGGCGATCTGAATGCGCTTGACCAGCAGATGGCGCAAGCGGCCAAGGAAGCCGAGATGGCCGAGAAGGTCATCGCGAAGGCCGTGGCTGCCGGCAATGGCGACGACGTCACGCAGGCGATGAGGTATCGCGATCAGGCGCTGGCTCGTATCCAGCAACTGAATGCTCGCAAGCAGTCGGCTCAGGCTCCGCAGCAGGCGCCCAAGCTCGACGATCGTCTGCTGCATCATGCGCAGGAGTTCATGCGCGAGAACCCTTGGTACGACATGCAGGGGCGCAACGAGGACTCGAAGATCGTCATCGCGATCGACCAGACCCTCATGAGCGAGGGCCTCGACCCGACGTCGCCCGACTACTGGTCTGAGCTTCGCAAGCGGGCGGCTCGCCGTCTGCCTGAGCGGTTTGGGCAGGTGAAGGAGGCGAGGGAGCCGCGGGCGCCGCGTGGCGGGCCGGCGGTCGGATCCGGCAAGGAGCATGCGCCCACATCAACTCGGAAGGAGGTCTACATCAGCCCCGAGCGGAAGCAGGCGCTGATCGAGGCCGGCGTCTGGGATGACCCCGTTCTGCGCGCGAAATACGTCAAGCGGTACGCGGAATACGACCGGCAAAACAGATCATAAGTGTGTCTTGTTTTTGACGATAAAATGCGGTCTAATGCCGCCAATCGCTGAAAGGAGCGAGAAATGCACGACGAACGTCTAGTGAAATCCGCAGGAGAGGGCCGTGGCCGCCGCGCGATGCAGGATCGCGCCGTGACGCAGAGCCGCGAGCTCTCCGATGATGAGCGGGTTGAAATGTTCCGTCAGCAGTTTTTCCAGTCCTCTCTTCCGGACTTGCCCAAGATTCCCGGCTGGCACATGTGCTGGCTGACGACCACCAACCCGCGCGATTCCATCCACATGCGGATGCGACTCGGCTATGAACCTGTGAAGCCGGAAGACATTCCCGGCTGGGAATACGCCACGCTGAAAACCGGCGACTGGGCGGGGTTCATCGGGGTGAACGAGATGCTCGCGTTCAAGCTGCCGATTTCTCTGTACGAGAAGTACATGCTCGAGGCGCACCATCTGGCTCCCCTGCGCGAGGAGGAGAAGCTGACCGACACGGCCGAGTTCCTTGAACAGCAGGCTCGGGCGTCGAAGTCGAAGCTGCAAATTGGTGAGGGCAATCTGGAGATGGGGATTCACCGGGAGGCGATGTTCGACCTCTCATGATGAGAACCCTGATCCATAGGAGCAGCTATGTCCTCGACAAGCGCCCCCTTTGGCTTCCGGCCGAGCTACCACAACAGTGGTCAGATGCGGCCGAAGGCCTACACGATCGCGAGCACCTACGCGGCTAACATCTTCTCGGGTGACCCCGTGAAACTCACGGACAACGGGGTCATCCAACTCGGCACTTCGGACGGAACTCGTGGCGGCACGACCGACGGCATCTCGCTGCTCGGCATCTTCGCTGGCTGCCAGTACAACGACGCGAACGGCCGTCCGGTCGTCAGCCCCTTCTGGCCCTCGGGCGCGACGGGGACTGAGATCGTCGCGTGGGTCTACGACGACCCCGAGACGCTCTTCGACGTCCAGTACACGAACCCGGGAACCCCGGGCGTCACCACCGTGCAGACGGCGGTCGGCGAGGAGTGCGACTGGACTGTGGCGTCCCCGGGCGGCTCGACCCAAACCGGCCTCTCGAACACCCAGCTCACGGTCATTCAAGCGACCTCGGGCCAGTTCCAGATCACCGGCTTCGCCTACAACATCAACGATTCACTGACCGACGCCTATGTCGTGGTGACTGTTCGTATCAACGAGCACCACTACAAGGCCGCCGTCAACTCGGTCTAAGGAGGGCTTGAGCTATGGCTACACCAATGCGGAGTACTGACTTTCGGTCAGTAGTCGAGCCCATCCTGAACGAAGTGTTCGATGGTGTCTATCAGCAGCGCGCTGACGAGTGGAACATGGTGTTCCGCGAGCAGAAGGGCATCCCGCGCAACTACCACGAAGAGCCTGTGCTCTACGGGTTTGGCGCGGCGCCTGAACTGCCCGACGGCATGGCCGTGTCGTACCAGTCCGGCGGCGTGCTCTTCCTGCAGCGCTACCTCTACAAGGTCTACGGTCTGGCGTTCAGCCTCACCAAAGTCCTCGTCGAGGACGGCGATCACATTCGGATCGGTCAGACCTACGCGAAGCACCTCGCGCAGTCGCTCATCGAGACGAAGGAGACGCTGGGCGCGAACATCCTCAACCGTGCCTTCAACGCCTCCTATCCCGGCGGCGATGGTGTGGCTCTCGTGGCCAACAACCATCCCATCGTGAACGGGACGTTCAGCAACCTGCTGACGACCCCGGCGGCGCTGTCGCAGACGTCGCTTGAGCAACTCCTCATCCAGATCCGCAACGCCGTCGACAACAACGGCAAGCGCATCCGGCTGACGCCGAAGAAGATCGTGACGGGTCCGTCCAACGTCTTCCAAGCGGAAGTGCTGCTCAAGTCGGTCCTGCGCACCGGCACGGCGGACAACGACATCAACCCGGTGAAGTCGATGGGCCTCCTGTCCGAAGGGCAGGCGAACCTCTCGCGTATCACCTCCACCACGGCTTGGTGGATCCAGACGGACGCCCCCGAGGGGCTGAAGCTGCTGATGCGTCGTCCGCTCGAGAAGAGCATGGAGGGCGACTTCGAGACTGACTCGATGCGCTACAAGGCGACCGAGCGTTATGTGTTCGGCTGGACCGATCCGCGCGGTGTCTTTGGCACCCCGGGCGTCTGATCCAAGATCCTGCCCCATCCGGCGCAAGCTGGGTGGGGCTTCCGGGGAAACCCGATGTTGCAGACAGCCCCGGCTGACGTCATGCAGACTGCAACATCTACTCGCATGAGAGGACACTTCGATGGCACGCACAACCTTCTCCGGCCCCGTGAAGTCGCTGAACGGCTTCGAGGGCACACAGCTCGGCTCGCTCACGATCACGACGGGCGACAACACGATCACCACGACGAACACGGCGACTTCGGGCACCTACCAGCCGCTGGTGGTGTCGACGACGATGTCGGGTGCTGGCGCCGACGGCGGCCGCGCCAAGTTCGACATGACCACCAACGTCGCTCTGGGCTCGTTCTCGAATGCCCTCAAGGCCGAGGTGACCTACGGCGCCTCGGGCCGCACGACCGGCCTCGGTTCGGCCTTCGTGGCCGAGATGACGCTGTCGGCGGGCACGTCGGCGGGCACCTACGCCCCGCTCGAGCTTGAGCTCAACCTGCCCACGGGCGCGTCGACCGGCACGCTCACCAGCTTCATCCATGCGTCAATGCAGGGCGCCGCAGTGGCCACGATGGACACCAACGGCCGCTTCATCAACCTCGTGGGCGTGACTGCTGGCGCGGGCAAGATGTGGAAGACGGGCACGACGCTGGGCACCGCTGCCGGCGCTCTGCGCTGCCGGATCGCGGGCACTGACTACTGGCTCCCGTTCTATGCTGCCGAGCCGACCTGATGCTCCTTGACAGGCAGACCCTGATGCACCTGAGACAGCAGGCCGTCGCCAAGCGGCAGGCCCATGTCGACATGGTGCATCAGGCTGACGGAGCGATAGGAGTGATCGACTTGCTCCTAGAGCAGCTGGACAAACCGCAACCGGAGAGCCCCGATGCGCCCGATACAAATCGTAACGACCAGCTTCCCGACGGGTGATGCGGACTATCTTGCGACGGCCGACACACTGGCAGCCGCAGGCTTCCTGACCCTTGTCGAGAGCACCATCACGCCGCCGCGCTTCGTGACGATCACGAGCACGGGCGACGACACTGGCCTGACGTTCACGATCGTGGGCGTGGGGCCGAACGGAGAGACCCAGACCGAGCTACTGGCCGGTGCGAACGCGGGTGCTGCCACCAGCACCAAGACCTTCGCCTCAGTCACATCGATCTACTCGGACGGGGCAACGGACGGCGACGTCGAGGCCGGCGTTGATCAGGCCGGCTACAGCCAGTGGATCCCGCTGGACATCTATGTGCCCAACCAAGTGACGACGATCTCGGCGACGGTGTCTGGGACGATCAACTACTCGATCCAGTACACGAACGAGGATCCGTTTGACCACAGCTTCGTTCACCAAGCGGTAGCACACCCGGCTTCGGGAGGCGCCTTTACCGGCGCGTCGACTAGCCAGACCCACTTCACGACCACACTGATGCGCGCGGTTCGCTACCTGATCAACAGCGGCGACGGCACGATCAGGCTCACCATCACGCAACAATCCACGGCCTAATCTGCTCGCCTACGGAGGCAAACATGAGCGAGTCGTTCAAATACGTCAAAGAGTTCGAGTTCCCGTCCGCTGGCGGCTTCAGCGCCTCGTCGGGCAAGACGATGGTGAAGGGGTACGCCCGCGGCGGATCGTGTGGCCCTGACGGATATGCCAAGGGCGGCAAAATGAAGGCCAAGGACGCCATCCGCAACGAGCGCGAGGAGATGTCGCGCATCAAGCGGGAGACGCGCAGCGAGCGCAAGGACGCGGGCGAAGAGATGTCGCGCGTGCGCAAGGAGATGCGCGTCGACGAGGCCAAAGTGGCACGCATGGACAAGCCTGCTCGCAAGGCCTATCCCGCCGCCCGCCGCGAGCCGTTGATCCCGATGATGTCGGGCGGCATGATCAAGAACCGCGGCAAGCTCGGCGTCGAGGGCAACAAGAACCCGGGCGAAACCAAGATGCACACGGCGCCTGATCTGCCGGGTCCGAAGACGATGATGAAGAAGGGCGGCATGACGCCGAAGCAAGAGGCGAAGGTCGGCAAGGTCATGGGTGAGTACAAGGCAGGCAAGCTGCACTCCGGGTCAAAAGAGGGGCCCAAGGTGCGCAATCGCAAGCAGGCCGTGGCCATCGCCCTGTCCGAAGCGCGCGACATGAAGAAGAAATGACTTTCTTCTGGGGCGGGCTTCGGTCATAATTCGCCGAGCACAGCGGGCTAGCTGCAGCAGCTGCCATCTCTGACCGGATTCGGAGTGAGAATGGCGTACTCGGGCATCATCGGCAACACGACGTTCAACGCCCTGAAGGTGATCGATCACGCCTTCAGGCGTTGTCGGCTGCCTGCGCAGGCGATCACCGCCGAGATGCAGGACTACGCCATCGACACCTTGAACACATCGCTAGCCGAGCTGGCGAGCGTCAAGACGCCGAGCTGGTGCATCGAGCAGCTCATCCTGCCCATGTACGAGAACCAGCCTGTGGTCGAGCTGCCGATCGGCACCGTCGACGTGCTGAACCTCAACTACCGCGTCCTGCAACTTCTGAGTGGCGCCACGACGACTACTTCGACGATCTACAGGGTCGACTTCACCTCGGCGACGGTGGTGAACACGGTGGGCATCAAGTGGTCTGCGGCTGCGGTGCCGGTGTCGTTTCAGGTCAGCACGGACGGGTCTTCGTGGACGACGGTGGGCACGTCGAGTGTCACGGCCTCGGCCGGCGAGATCACATGGACCGACATCAGCGGTGCGCTGGCCTACGCCTACTTCCGCATCGTGGCGACGAGCGGCAGCCTGAACTACTCGGCGATCACGCTGGGCAACCTGCCGCAGCAGATTCCGCTGGGGCAACTCAACCGCGACTCGTACGTCAATCAGTCGAACCTGCAGTTCCCGGGGCGGCCGAGCAACTACTACTTCCAGCGTGACCTGCCGCAGCCGATCGTCAGGCTGTGGCCGGCGCCGTTCTCTGCGGCCGAGCAGGCGCAGCTGATCCTGTGGCGCCATCGCGCGATCATGACGACCGAGAACCTGCAGCAGGATGTCGAGATCCCCGCGCGGTGGCTCGAGGCGATCATCAACACGCTGGCGGCTCGGATCGGTGCGGAGACGCCGCAGGTCGAGCCTGCGCTGATCCCCATCCTCGAGCAGAAGGCCGCCTTCAGCATGCAGCGTGCGTGGGACGGTGACAACGACGGCTCGCCCATCCAGATCAACCCCGGGATCAGGGCGTACACCGCATGAGCATCTACCTCGACCCGACCGGCCAACCGACCTACGGCATCGGCATCTGCGGTCGGTGCTCGCGGAAGATGTTCCTGTCGGAGCTGGCGCCGGATCCGAACTACCCGGGCCTGATGGTGTGCCGCGAGGATCGCGACGAGTACGACCCGTATCGCCTTGCGCCTCGCGCGCCCGATCAGATTGTGCTACCCTTCGTTCGACCGGACACGCCGATCAACACACGCCCCGCTGGCTTGATCCAAGAGCAGGGAGACGAGTTCTTCATCACCGAAGACGGCGACGGGTACTTGGAGTTCTGACGAATGACCGACGTCCCCAGCAACCTGATCCCGACCCGCATCTCGCAGCTCCCCGTCGCGCCGGTGGCCGACGAGAACTCGCAGATGATGATCATCTATCAGGGGAACAACTACCGGATCAGGGTGGGCGATCTTCTGAGTGTGGCAGGCGTGCCCATCACGCGGCAGGTGATCGCGGGAACGGGCATGGCGGGCGGCGGGCAGCTGTCGTCCAACGTGACGCTGTCGATCGCTCCGGGCGGGGTGGGGTCCACAGAGCTCGCGTCTTCGGGCGTGACACCCGGTGTCTACGGCAACTCGACCGACATCCCTGTCTTCACCGTCGACGCCACGGGCCGCGTGGTGGCCGCCACGACGATCCCGGCGACGATCACGGGCTATGTGCCTGACACGCGGCAGGTGATCGCTGGGACGGGCCTGAACGGCGGCGGCGCCCTCAGTAGCAACGTGACGCTGAACGCGGATTTGAGCGATGCCACGCCGCTTGTGGGCGACAACGCAGGTACGGCGGGTGTGTCGACCGAGATGGCCCGGGCTGACCACCAGCACCCTGCGGTCGACCTGTCCGATCAGGCGCAGATCAACGGCATCCTGCCGCTTGATCAGGGCGGCACCGCGCGCAGCCTTGTCGCTGACGAGGGCGGCATCGTCTGGTCGGGCGCTGACGGGCTCTACATCGGGCCTGCGGGCGTCTACGGGCAGGCGCTCGTGTCCGGTGGGCAGGGGCAATACATCTGGGCCACGATCGACGTCGACATCCCTCGCCCGGCCAACACGGTGCGCGCTGGGCCGACGTCGGGTGCTGACGCGATTCCGACCTTCCGCCTTCTCGTCAACGCGGACATACCTACGACGCTTGATGGCAAAACTCTGACCAATGTTGACGTCAACAGCGGAACGATCGACGGCACGGTGATCGGCGGCACGACGCCCGCTGCCGCTACTTTTACCACGGTCGACACCGATTACGTCGACTTCGCGTCTGCGTTGTCGCCGCTGCCGACCGATGCGACCGGCCGCCTCTATTACGACAACAGCGATCAGTTCCAGACGCTCGTCTTCCAGATGAACGGCAGCGTCGTTCAGCACATCGGCGAAGAGCAGTTCTTCCGCATCAAGTGCCAAGGGTCGATTACGAAGGGGCAGGTGGTCTCGTTTGCTGGCACGGTCGGCGCCTCGGGCGGTCTGATCGGCAAGGCGGCGACGGGGCTGACCGCGGATCAGGCAAACTACATTCTCGGGGTCGCCGACGAGAGCGGCAACAACAACGACTGGATCTTCGTGACCTCGTTCGGCGAGGTCAAGAACATCAACACGACGGGCGGTGGCGAAGGCTGGGTTCAGGGTCAGGTGCTCTACTACGACCCGACCGTGACGGGCGGCCTGACGAAGAACAAGCCCACGACGCCCAACGCGATCGCCGTCGTCGCCGCTGTGGTCTACGTCGGAACGTCGAACGGCATCCTGTTCGTGCGGCCGACGTTCGGTTCGGTTCTGGGGGGCACCGACGGCAACGTCCAGTTCGGCACGCTGAATGGCGGCGACGTCATCGTCTACGACGCTGTCGACCAGCGGTGGGAGAACGTCGCGCAGTCCTCGCTGACGGCTGGTGCGGCGACCAACGTGGCGGGCGGCGGGGCCAACCAGATCGTCTACAACACGGGGGCGGGGGCGACGTCGTTCATCACCGCGCCCACGGTGTCGTCGACCTTCCTCAAGTGGGACGGCTCTGCCTTCGCATGGGACACGGCTGGCGCTGGCTCTGTGTCGTCCGTCGACGTGTCGGGTGGCACCACGGGCCTGACCACCAGCGGCGGCCCCATCACGTCGTCGGGCACGATCACGATTGCCGGCACGCTGAACGTCGCCAACGGCGGCACGGGCCAGACGTCCTTCGTCAACGGCGAGCTGCTGATCGGCAACACCACTGGCAACACGTTGACCAAGGCGACCCTGACTGCGGGCACGGGCATCTCAATCACGAACGGGACGGGCTCGATCTCCATCGCCGCGACGAACAACGGCACGGTGACTTCGGTCGATGTGTCGGGCGGCACGACGGGCCTGACGACCAGCGGCGGCCCGGTTACCTCGTCGGGCACGATCACGCTGGGCGGCACGCTGGCGATCGCCAACGGCGGATCTGGGCAGACCTCTGCTCAGGCAGCCATGAACGCCTTCGCCGGCGCCGTGACCAGTGGGCAGTATCTCCGCGGCAACGGGTCGAACGTCGTCATGTCGGCGATCCAAGCGGGCGACGTGCCGACGCTGAACCAGAACACGACGGGCTCGGCCGGTTCGGTGGTGAACGCAGCGACATTCAACAACAGCGGCACAGGCGCGGCCAGCGGCACGACGTTCGACGGATCTGTCGCGCGCACGATCTCCTACAACACGATCGGTGCACCCAGCACGACTGGTACAAACGCGACGGGCACATGGAGCATCAGCGTCACCGGCAGCGCAGGGTCTGCCACAACGGCGACGAACCTTGCCGGCGGCGCGGCAAGCAACATCGTCTACCAGTCGGGGGCCGGGGCGACGGCATTCTTGGCCAACGGCACCGCGGGGCAAGTTCTCAAGTCCAACGGGGCCTCCGCGCCGAGCTGGGCGGGCATTGACGGGGGCACCTTCTGATGGTCGAGGAACTCATCCGCAAGATGTTTGAGAGCCGTGACGCGGCCCATCTTGAGCACTGGAAGACCGACTCCTACGCCCGTCACAAGGCGCTCGGGCACTTCTACGAAGATCTCGTTGGGCTGCTCGACAGGTATGTCGAAGCGCATCAGGGCACGTTCGGCATCATCGGAGAGGTCGAGGGTGAGGCTGATGTTGCAAAAATCATCCATGATGACATAATCTGGCTCACCCAGAACCGGACGAAAATCGCGAAGGGTGTGCCGGCGCTTGAGAACATCTTGGACGAGCTGACGGCGCTGCACATGAAGACGCTCTACAAACTTGAGAATCTGAGGTAACAGGATGGCACAGACCGGCTACACACCGATCCAGCTGTACCGCACCACGACGGGAGCGGCTGTGCCTTTGGCCGCCGACCTGTTGCAAGGCGAGCTGGCTATCAACATCAACGACGGCGACATGGCGCTCTATGCTGAGAATGCGTCGGGCACCGTCACGCGCCTCATGAACAACCCGGCGGGTCTGAAGTACCCCGACGCCGACGGGACGAGCGGACAGGCGATCGTGACCGACGGATCCGGCACCCTGTCATTCGGCGCAGCTGGCGTGTCGGCCGGCAAGGCCATCGCCTTCGCAATGATCTTCGGCTGAGGAGAAACAGAGATGGCCGCCCCGAACATCGTCAACGTCACAAGCATCATCGGGAAGACGAACGTCGTCGACCTGACCACCACCAACGCAACGCTGGTCGTCGAGAACGCGGCGGCGAGCAACAAGGTGCTGAAGATCAACTCGCTGGTCGTGTCGAACGTGGACGGCACGAACGCCGCCGACATCACGATCTCGCTCTACAGCGAGGACAACATCGGCGGCACGGCGACCCAGATCGTCAGCACGGTGAGTGTGCCTGCCGACGCTTCGCTGATCGTGATCGACAAGAACTCGTTCATCTACCTCGAGGAGGACAAGTCCATCGGGGCGACGGCGGGTTCGGCCAGCGACCTGAAGGTCGTGTGCTCGTACGAAGAGATCTCGTGACCGTAGGGGGTCTACATGGCTCGCACACCCGGCGGGACGCTCAGTGCCTTCACGCTTCTGAGCACGCCTGACGAACCGACGATCACCTCGATCACGACGAGCATCGGCTCGGCGACCGTTGCCTTCACAGCGCCGACTGATGTGGGCGATGCGGCTGTGTCGTCCTATGTGGTGACGGCTGTTGACGAGAGCAGTGGCGCTTCGACGGGGGCTACGGGGTCTGCTTCGCCGATCACGGTGACGCCTCCTGCTGGCGGCACGTTCAAGATCAGGATGCAGGCGCTGAACGCCTACGGGCCGGGGCGGCTGACGGAGTATGATACGGGGAACGTGGTCTACTCTGGGGCGGAGTTGTATGCGTGGGGCAGAAACACCGCCGGCGGCCTCGGCGACAACACTGTAATTAACCGTTCTAGCCCTGTTCAAGTTGGAGCTTTAAGCAATTGGTCTAAACTTCCCGGCGGCTATGGCAGCAGCGCTAGTGGTGCTATAAAGACTGACGGGAGTCTGTGGATGTGGGGCGCAGGCAACCTCGGAAAGCTAGGGGACGGCACACAGAACTATAGATCAAGCCCTATCCAAATTGGCATTTTAACGAATTGGTACGAGTTATCACTTGGTAGTTCTCATGCCTCCTCTGTTAAAACAGATGGGACTCTGTGGTCGTGGGGGTGGAACGACTCTGGCCGCCTCGGTGATGGAACCGTTATTGACAAATCCAGCCCAGTTCAAATTGGCGCTCTTACCAATTGGTCCACGGTTTCGGCGGGTAACTACCACACCACCGCCGTCAAGACGGATGGGACTCTGTGGTCGTGGGGCAGAAACACCGCCGGCTGCCTCGGCGACAACACTGTAATTAACCGTTCTAGCCCTGTTCAAATTGGCGCTTTGACAACATGGTCCAAGGTATCCTCTGGAACAAACTTTAGTCTTGCCATCAAAACTGATGGGACGCTGTGGTCGTGGGGCATAAACACTGCTGGATGTCTCGGCATTGGTGTCAGTACCAGCAGATCCAGCCCTGTTCAGGTTGGTTCATTGACAGACTGGTCTCAGTTTTCATCAGGTGACTCGACAACAATTGCGGTAAAGACAGATGGCACGTTGTGGGGTTGGGGTTCGAACTTTGCTGGTGCTGTTGGGGATAACACAACGTCTAATAGAAACAGCCCCGTTCAGCTCGGGGTGTTAACAACTTGGTCTCAGGCTTCTTGTGGTGGTAGTAGTTCAGGCGCAGTAAAGACAGACGGCACGTTATGGAAATGGGGTAATAATAATTATGGTCAGGTCGGCGACAATACCCGTGTAAATAAATCCAGCCCTGTTCAAATTGGCTCTTCGACAAACTGGTTCGCACTGCACATTGCGGGCTCCTCGGGCGTCGCAACGTTTGCTTTGGAGTTAGTCTAGAATGCCTAATTTCTCCGGAGTATGGGATCTGAAGGATCAGGTGCAGGCCATCGCTGCGGGGCGGTGGACGGGGGTGACTCTGTATGAACTTTACGGGTGGGGGTTTAATAATTTTGGCCAACTTGGACAAAATGACGTAGGTGTTTCTAGGTCAAGCCCGGCACAAGTTGGTGCCTTGAAGACTTGGGAAAATGTATCGGCTGGTAGGAGTTTTACAGGGGCCAAGAAAACAGATGGAACCATTTGGACTTGGGGCAGTAATGACAACGGCCAACTCGGAGACGGCACTGTCGTCTCCCGCTCCAGCCCTGTCCAGATTGGCGCTTTGACTAATTGGTCTCAGATTTCTGCGGGCGGATACTTTTGCCTTGGTGTGCAAAACAATAACACATTGTGGTCATGGGGTGTAAACAGCGCAGGATTGCTTGGGCTCGGAGATGGTTTAGCGCGTTCTAGCCCTGTTCAGGTCGGCGCGCTAACAAACTGGGCGCAAGCGTCAGCCGCAGTGCATTCTCTCGCCATCAAGACGGACGGAACACTGTGGGCTTGGGGCAATAACACCAGTGGAAGGCTTGGCGACAACACCGACGTCAGCAAATCTAGCCCTGTTCAAATTGGCGCACTTACTGACTGGTCTTATGTACAAGCAGCCAGTGGAGATTGCACTTTTGCCATCAAGACGGACGGAACACTGTGGTCTTGGGGAAATAACGGAAACGGCAGACTTGGTGACGGCACTGTTGTTACCAAATCCAGTCCAGTTCAAATCGGGGCTTTGACAACATGGAGCAAAGTTGGACGTGGTGAAAACGGTTCTATCGCAGTAAAAACGGACGGCACCTTGTGGGTTTGGGGTAGAAATCAATTAGGACAACTTGGTCAAAACAACCTAATAGATAGGTCTAGCCCTGTTCAGGTCGGGGCGCTTACCGACTGGCTTAATGCTGATCGCGGAAACAATCACTGCGTTGCTACCAGAACGAATGGCACGTTGTGGTCATGGGGGTCGAATGCCGATGGTGCGCTTGGGGACGGAACTGTTGTCAGCGTTTCTAGCCCTGTTCAAATTGGGGCAGTGACATCATGGACTACTGTATCTGCCGCTCTGTCGAGCAACCGTTCTTTCGCCATTGAAGAAAACACAATCACCTGACATGCACCAGTTCCACTTCCTCGCAGGCCTCCCGAGATCCGGCAGCACCGTGCTGGCCGCTCTGCTGAACCAACACCCCGACGTTCACGCCAGCCCTACGAGCGGCATGGGCGAGGTGATGTTCAACACGTTCAAGGCGTGGCAGGGCAGCAGCGCGGAGCAGGCAGCGCCCGACGGCGAGCAGATCAAGCGCGTCCTCCGCAGCATCATGGAGGCGAAGTACGCCCACATCGAGAAGCCGGTCATCATCGACAAGGCGCGCAACTGGGCTGAGGCATCGTCGCTGGCCGTGCTCAACGACCTGCTGGGCCGCAAGCCGAAGATCATCGCCACCGTCCGCAACATCGAGGACTGCGCTTCGTCCTTCGTGCGGATCGTGAAGCCGAATGATCTGGAGACCTTCCTGCGGACGAGCGACCTGATTGACCACCTGAAGAAGTCGTATCAGGTGCTGAACAGCGGCTACAACGCCGACAAGTCGTGCTTCCTGTTCGTCGAGTACGAAGACCTGCTGGAAGAGCCTGAGAAGCAGATGCGTCGGATCGAGGAGTTCCTCGGCCTGCCTGCGTTTGAGTATGACCTGCACCATCTCGACGAGACTGCGCCGAAGGAGCGGGACGAGGAAATCTGGCAGGTGCCGGGCCTGCACGACGTCAAGCCCGAGCTCAAGAAGCAGCACAACCAAGACAGCCGCGACGTTCTGGAGCACATGTATCAGACCTTCGTGCAGCCCTGCTTCTGGCGTGAGAAGCCGCTGACGACCGAAATGATCCACCCGCTGGACATGCAGTTGGCGGCGGGCATTATTGGTGACTTCGACAAGGGCGAGAAGATCGCGCAAGAGCTGGCGATCAAGGAGCCGAAGAACCACCGCGCCGCCTTCAACCGCGGCTGGTACGAGATGCGGAAGGGCCACCTGCTCGACGGCATGATCCTGCTGAACCGTGGCCGCATCGAGAAGGTCTTCGGCAACGAGGCACCGAGTGTGCCGACGCCGATCTGGGACGGGGTGAGCACGGGCACGGCGCTCTTGAACCTTGAGGCTGGCCTCGGCGACCAGATCCACGGTGCGCGGTTCGCGAGGGAACTGAAGGGGCGCGGCAATCAGGTGATCGTGGCGTGCTCGGGGCCGCTGGCGATGGTCATGCGGAACACCGAGGGCGTGGACATGGTGATCCAGCACGAGGCCGCGTTTGGCGTCGTGCATGACTTCTGGGTGCCGAGCATGACGGCGAGCATCCCGCTGCGGTGGCAGTATCGGGACATCGACGGCTCGCCCTATGTGCGTCGGCCTGATGTAGCCAAGGGCGACAAGATCCGCATCGGCCTGCGCTGGCAGGGCAACCCGCAGTTCGAGCACGAGCAGCACCGGCTGTTCCCGCCGCAGTTCATGTTCAACGCGGTGCGCGGTCTGGATGTGGAGTATGTGAGCCTCCAGCGTGACGCGGGTGCCGAGCAGCGTCCGTCGTGGGTCAAGGAGGTCGATCTTTCGCATTGGGGTGCGACTGCGATGGCTGTTGCATCCTGCGATCTTGTGATAACGTCATGCACATCGGTGGCGCACTTGGCTGGTGCGATGGGCGTGCCGACGTGGATCGTGGTTCCGGTTCTGCCGTACTATCTGTGGGCCAAGCCGGGCAACTTGACTGAGTGGTATGACAGCGTCAGGCTGTTCCGGCAGAAGGGTCATGGAGACTGGGCATCGGTCTTCAGTGAGGTGAAAAAGGAGTTGCACCATGCCTACGAAAGCGGGCTTCTGGATTCGGGTCAAGAATGGTCAGGTCACCGACGTGTGGGACTACAGGCCGTCGGATGACAAGCTGGCGAAGGAGCCGGGTTGGCGCGAGGCCGTCGAGGTCATGCCGGATCTGGTGCCGAACCGCGAGATCGTAACGACGCATCACTTCGACATCGACGCCACACCCGCGCAGATCGTGTGGGGCAAGCGGGCGGTGGAGGTCGAGGAGCGCAAGGACGGTCTGCGGGCGCAGGCCAAGGCGGCGTTCAAGGCCGTGGTGGACGCGGAGATC